TATATAATTCAATATTATCTGAATAATCTTCAATTTTTAACTTTAGTTCATTTTGAAGAGTTTTTATCCCTATATGCCTACCATGTATATGCCAATGAGCATTGTTTCCTAATATTTTAGCTATCTGTTCAGCTCTATCTTCTTTTTCTTTAGACGTAACTTCGGTTTTTGTTTTGTTATGAACTGTCCAGTCTTTAAATTTATATTTTACAAGCCATTTTTTTAATAAAGTTACGGTTAAGTTTCGTGCTTGTTGATAAAAATTTAGATCTGCAAGGTTTAAATTTAAAGCCATTTGTAACTCTACGGGGCTTATAGGATTTTGTGGATCATTATTTAATGATTTTTTACATATTGCATCGAATTGATCTAAATATCCTTGTGCAGGAACCCATTGTCCATTAGATAATACTTGAGGATCTATAGGGCCTAATGATGAGGCAAAATTCATATATATTTTGTCACCAGACATACAAAGAATAGTACCCGCTGAGTATGCGTATTCATGTACAATAAAATATACTTCATCATAGAACCTACGCATCACCTCAACCATTATTTCAGCCATTTCTACACTGCCGCCATTCGTTGTTAAATTAACAGCAAGCGATTTATGTCTCTTTTTTCTAGCTAATTTTTCAAATTCAGAAGTAAAAAATGTTCTGTGGTTAGGGTGAATTCCACCATAAAACAAAAAAACATCAGACTTGAGATGGTTTTCTAATTTATTACAATAATGATTTAAAGCTTCATATGCAACTTTATCAAACGGAAGTAATTCCATTGCATTCCTCCTCCCCGCTCCGGCGGGGATTTTCATTTGCAGCTCACGTCACTCCACGCCCATACAACCCGACCGACGATGGACTTGTTCCAGTCCCCCTCGAAGTCTTCCATTAAGCTGTAGACCTCGGGGGGATTCTCGGCGGCGTTGTCCGAATAGTAGGTGATGCGATAGTCGCGCTTTTTCGGCTGGTTTTCTGCCGCCACACGCTTGATTTTTCCGCTGCCGTCGAAAGGATCGAGGACAAGCATGATCCTACCTTTGAAGTTCATCACGTCTTTATCTTGTCGGTCTACAAGCACAATGTCTTGTGGCTTGAGCGTGGGAACCATAGACGTTGAGTGTTTGCCCAGCATGACGGCAATGAGGTCACGCTTGTGTTGAATGGCCCGCTGGTGACGCCAGACGAGGAACCACGAGATGAGTTCATTTTGTGGAATGATGCCGGGCCCCGCGCCAACTTCTTCCACAAGGGGAACGGCGAGGTAGTCTTCATCCGGGGGAGGGGGGAGAGCATTGCCTGCGGGGGCCACACGCGCATCGATGAAGCAGACGTTTTTAGAAGGTGTAGTCTCCGATTCGAACTTGCCCCCAAGTCGTTCAAACCAATCTAGGACGGCCTTATATTGCGTGTCTGAACCTTTCAAAAAATTGAACAATTTTGTCTGTTGCGTTGGGGACAACCCTAAAAATCTCGCCATATCAACTCGTGTGGCGAATTCCTTCCCGTGCCCAATTTTGGACTCAAAAAATTTAATGATCCAGTCTGTTTTACCCATGGTTACACCATTAGCATACGCGCTAATAAAAGCAATTTTTTAATTTGCAAAATTCGCTTGACTGTTGAATAGCGAATGAGCTAATATTTCCACATGAATATCGAATACGCTGCAAAAGAACTGATGAAGAAGAGAGGATGGACGCAAGTAGCCCTTGCCAAAGCCGTAGGCATCCATCCCGTTACCTTGTGTCGGCTCTTGTCTGCTCCAAAAAGGCGACAGAGCGCCTATGATAAATTGCTGGACTTTTTAGTTAGAAATGAAGAGCGGCTTACAGCCGCCCCCAGCACTCCCACCGGACAAGGAGAAACGGATGTCTAGCCTGCTGTTCCTGTTGATGGCGATGTTGCTCTGGTTGTATTGGGAGATCAAACGCGCCGATGGGGAATGTCCACGATGTGGAACCCTTGTCCCGCGTGGGAGCGTTTGTCCTCATTGTGGCTGGAAAGCCTAGTCCTTCCACGCATCGCCGGACCACGGCCTCGGGTGTCGGGTACTCCGCGGCGCGGTATGCCCTCCAGCGGATGACGCCACAGGACAGGATGCGGACGCGCCACACGGGGCCGCGTCGGGTGATGAGCAGGTGAACAAGTTCCATGCCCTCCAGAATAGGGCGGAACACAAACAGGATGAACGGTGAAATGATGACAATCCCCACACTTGAACACGTTATCGAAGCCGTACAGACGGCGGTGAAGAAGTATCCCGGCGGCGTCCGGGCAATGGCGGCGGAAATGGATATGGCTCCGTCGAGTCTCGGCAATGTCCTCAATCCCTACGCCGACCGCACTTCCGTCAAGCTCGGGCTGGAACAGGCCGCGTTCATCATGCATCAGACGGGCGACGTGTCCGCCCTCCAGCTTCTTGCGGCGGATCTCGGATTTTCGCTTCTTCCGATGTGTGCGGAACCTGACAAGGGCGTGGAAGGCGAACAGCTCGATGATGTGGAGCGTCTTGCAGACCTGCAAAGGGCCATACGTAGGAATGCGCCGCAGAAGGTGCGGGCAAAGCTGTTGGGGGCCCTGATCATTGACCTGATGGAAACGGAGACGGCTGTGCAGCATGAAGGGAGGAAGGGAGAATGCCGATCCTGATTTGCCAACAGTGCGGTCGGATGTTTGAGGTGACTCCCAGCCGCGAGCATTCGGCAAGGTACTGCTCGAAGGAGTGCCAGATTGCCGCCACCCAGAAAAAAGAGGCCAAGTGCGAATGCTGCGGAAAGGAGTTCAATCCCCTCAACCGCAAGAACCCGCGTTTTTGCTCCCGCATCTGTGCCAGCGCAGCGCAAAGCGGCTTGAGCCGGGAAGCGTATCTCGCAAAAAAAAGCGCAGCCAAGGCAGACCACCGCAAGGGAAAGCATCTGTGCGCGGGAGTTGCCGGAAAGAGCTGCGGGCGGTGGATCACCGACTACAGATGCCCTCAATGCTGGGAAAAGTTGCGTAAAGGATCCGACGCTGAGGGGCTTCCCTCATACGAATTTCACGGAAGAAGATCCGGGGGGATGGAATGGGACTGGTAGGGCCGGGCCCCTGTCTTCACGGTCGGCTTCACCGTGATGGGCGGCGCGTCCTGTGCTTTGCTGACTGGTCGAAAGAGTACGGAGTCCCGGCGTGGACGTCTCGAAACGGGTTCGTCAAAGACGTGAACTTCTGCCGCCTGTACTGCGAGAAGAGGCCGGACATTGTTGAAGTAGAACTTGAAGGATCAGAATGAACGATAGTGTCTTGTTTTCAAGCAAATCAATCGATTGGTCTACTCCGCAAGAGCTTTTTGACGCTCTGGACAAGCGGTTCCAGTTCACGCTTGACGTGTGCGCGAGTGACAAGAACGCAAAGGTAAAGCGGTACTTTACGCGAGAACTGGATGGACTTGGTCAATCGTGGGGTGGAGAGCGATGCTGGATGAACCCGCCCTACGGCCGCGAGATCGGCCCGTGGGTCGAGAAGGCCCGCCGGGAAGCGGAACGTGGCGCGTTGGTCGTCGGGCTTCTCCCGGCACGTACCGATACGGCGTGGTTCCATGAGCACGTCTACCGGGCCGCAACCGAATCCGGTTTTTAAAGGGACGCTTGAAGTTTGAAGGGGCGGCGGCTTCCGCACCGTTCCCGTCCATGATCGCCGTATGGAGGAAGGTATGAATACGGACATCAGGTTATCCGTCGGGTTCTGGCAACACCCGAAGACAAAGAAGACTGCCCGCCGTCTGGGGCTTGAGGGGATACGCTCCCTGCAAGTTCTGTGGCTCTGGTCTACCCAGTACAGGCCCGACGGCAATCTTTCCGGCATGGATTGGGAGGACATTGAGCTTGCCGCAGACTGGCAGGGTGAAGAACGGAAGTTTTTCGACACCTGCCTTGGCATGTGGGTTGATGAAACCCCGGACGGCTACGTTCTGCACGATTGGCAGGAGCATAACCCGTGGCAGTCAGAAGCGCTGGCACGTTCCGAGAAGGCCCAAAAAGCTGCTCAGGCACGCTGGGGAAAAGCAAACAATATCAACAAGCAATGCTTAACGGATGCTCAAGCAATGCCCGAGCATGATTCGAGCAATGCCCCTTCTCCTTCTCCTTCTCCTACTCCAAACGTAAAAGAAGAGAGTGTGTTTAACGCGGGCGCGCGCGTTGAACGCCCGGCGGAAAATCCAGAGCCGGAAGCCGTCCTTTCTCGTCAGCCCTCGTTGGCGTTTGACGAGTTCTTCGAGGCGTTCCCGGAACAGCACCGGGGAGGCAGGAGCGAAGCCGCGGGCGAATGGGTAGCCCTTGAGTCCAACCGTGCTCTTCCCGGCTTGCCTCGCATCCTCGACGCTCTAGGGCAGTGGGAGGACTCCGAGGCATGGAAGCGGCAGGGTGGCAGATATATCCCCACGGCGGCAAATTTCCTCAAGCGGGAATACTGGCTGCGAAAGCCGCCCGAACCCGCTGAGCAGGGCGGCAACGGCGAACAGGCGCGGCCCCGGGTGGCTACCGTAGCGCAGCAGCGGGTACAGGACAACGACGACATGGCGAAAATGCTTTTACAGGCAAGGAGGGCTCAACATGCACAACCCGGACTTCACGCTTCAACTGCTGGTCAATCTGGCGCTGCATTACCCGCAAGCAGGTAGGACGCCAGCACAGTTGCAAATTTTGGCTGAGGATTGGGCCGAAGACCTCGCGGAGTTCTCGCCCGAAACCGTGGAACGCGCCGTGAAGCAATACCGCCGCGAGTGCGCCTACTTCCCCACCGTAGCCGACATCTGGGCGCGTTGCGACGAATTGCGGCGGGGAGAAACGGCGCAGGCCGATGCGTTGGCACTTCCTGAGCGAACAAAGACGTTCGATGAGCGTTGCGAAGAGGGCGCCGACTGGTGCGCGAAGATCCTCGCCAATCTGCGGGGGAAGATGGACGCCAGGAAGCAGGGTAGGCCGGATATGCCCTTGAACGAACAGCTTGCCAATCTCCGGGCGTTGGGGATGGAGCAGTGACAGCCTACCGCTTTGTCCTGAACTGCACGCCCACGGCACAGGCCCGAGTCCGGCACACCGTCCGTTGTGGGCACAGCGTGGCTTACAAGTCTGCCGGGCAGAAGAGCGCGGAAGCCGTGCTTGACGATCTCCTTTCTGCGCGCGCCCCGAAAAAGCCTCTAGAAGGACCTCTCGTGCTCGAATTTGTCGCGGGGATGCCGATTCCCGCATCGATCCCGAAAAAACAACGAGAGGCCATGTTGCGCGGCGAAATCGCCCACACGAAGAAACCGGACTTAGACAACATGGCAAAGCAGCTCAAAGACGCCATGTCGCGCACCGGGTTCTGGGGCGACGACAGGCAGGTGGTGTCCCTGCGTTGCTCGAAATGCTACGCAGCAGTCCCGCATTGGGAGGTAGCCGTGTACACACAGGAGGAAGCGCAATGAATGAACGGAAATTGCTGCTCGGCTGGAAGGCCATCACAGCCTACACCGGAGTTAGCCGCCTCCTCATGATCCGCTACGCCTACCCCGTCCACGACTGCGACAGGGCAACTCATCACGGGTACGGCGTCTGTGCCTATACCGACGAGCTTGACGCCCACAAGGAGGCTACCAGTGCATAACATCGACATCACGATACTTGGTGAACAGGCTCTTGCGGCACTCATGCAGCGGCTGTCGGAAGCACGCGGGAAGCACCCTGTTTTCGCGGAGGGCAAATACCATGCGCTCGGCGTTATCGGGGAGGAGTACCGTGAGCTTGTATACGCCGTTGAGCACGAAACTCCGGAGCGTATCCGCGACGAAGCCCTCGATGTAGCTGTGACCGCACTGCGGCTATGGCTTGGGGAACACAAGGTTGGTGCTCATGAGTGACGTGTGGGTGAGTCAGTTCGAACTGTCAGAGGCCATCGGTGACGTGGGGGCGGTCATCCTCTGCGCACAGTGCGGTGGACGTTCATACTTTATCCCCCGGAAGCCTACAGGGTTTCTTCTGGAGTTGCTTGGTCGGCAGCGTATGGCGGCCCTCTGCACCGAATTTGGGGGGATGCAGATCGTCGTGCCTAACCTGCGCCGTGGTGAACCGTTCAAAGGACGTATCCTGTCCCGTCTGGAAGCAGGGGGGAAGCCGGACGCCATCGCCGAAGCCCTTGGCGTGACCACCAGGTACGTCCGTCGGCTCAAAAAGCAGCTTTGCGGGAACCCGGAACCACAGCAGCAATATCGGCTGTTGTAGAATCTTGTTCACGGTGATCCTCTCTTGTTCTCCTGTGAGAGATTGGACGTAGGAGGATTTTCTTTATGGCTGTTCTTCCCTTGCGTCACTTCTCCCCGGTCGAGTTCCGCTGCAAGTGCGGGTGCGGCGCGGGCATGGAGAAGATGGACGCCGACCTGCTCCAGATGCTCGACGAGGCCCGCGATCTGGCGGGCATCCCGTTCCCCCTTTCTTCCGCCTACCGCTGCCCGAAGCACAACAAGGCGGTCGGCGGTGTGCCCACCTCAGCGCACACTCGCGGCTATGCCGTGGATATCCGCTGTGTGGATTCCCATTCCCGTTTCGTCATGCTGCAAGCCCTGCTTGAAGTCGGATTCCGGCGCATCGAGCTGGCCCCGACGTGGATTCATGTGGACAACGACCCGGACAAGCCGCGTGACGTGGCGTTCTACCAGCATGGAGGCAAGTACTGATGGAAGCGACCGTGATTGATTTCATCCTTTCGACCTTGATGAGCCTTTCCGCGCAGTATCCCGATGCGGCGTGGCTCGTGACCGCCCTGAGCGTGGTCATGACCGTGTGCGGCCTGTGCGCCGTGGCCACCGTCTGGATGCCCGTCCCCAAGGAACAGACCGGGCTTTATGCCGCCTTCTACCGTTGGACGCACGCCCTTGCCGCGCACTTCGGGCAGAACAGGGGGGCCGTGGCTGACGGCAAGTCCGAAACCGTGAAGGCCGAAGTCAAGGCCGTGACGGGAAAGTGATGTGCGGGCCGTCCTTGAGTTCCTCACCTCGTTCGTTGAACTCATCACGCTGTGGCTGCGTCAACGGTACGGCGAACGCCGCGAGGCTGATCGCGCTGCTGTTCGTGATGACGCTGGCGGCGAGTGGGTGCACTCGATGGGTGGAACCGACCGCCGCGACAAGCCCGGCTCCGCTGACGCCGGGGGCCGTCGTGACGGGTGAGTGGTCCTACACCTACCGGGGCGAGACGTTCACCGAGCCCGGCGAGTGGGTGCACCTGCCCGCAGGCGAGGCCGGGAACCTGCTCCTGTGGATCAAGGGCGTTGAGGCTGGAAGCTGATGGAGCATACACTGGACCATGAATCCCGGCTTTCCCGCATTGAGGCATTGCTCGAAGCGCTCAACCAGCGGCTTGACGACGCGATACTCACGCAACTCCGCGATCATGGAAAACGCATTCGGGATCTTGAGGATCATATCTCGGTTATGGCCGAGACGTGCGCGCGGGAACGCGGGGAGCGGCAGGGCAGCAGGGCCATTGCTGCGCTCGTATCCTCCGGAGTGTTCGTCTCCGTGGCAACCGGACGCTCCTCGGTTTTGGTTGCTGGTTCTGGAAAGAGTACTGGAAGAGTGGACCGGCCACCGGTGTCCTATCAGACCGGTCACGGGTGTCCGCAATTGAAGCGGAAAAGGGCCCCTTGGGAGTATGATTTGGCGCACAGTACGAGGCCCGAGGAAGAGGAGAAACGAGGGCATGAAAGTTTTTTGAGAGAACAGGAAGAACGCAGGCCAAACGGGGGGTGCGACGATGGCTGCACGATTTGATTGGGAATCCATCCGGGCCGAGTACGAAGTAGGGGCAAGCCAGTCCGATCTGTCCAAGCGGTACGGTGTGAGCCGGACGGCCATCCAAAAGCGCATCCGGGCCGAAGGATGGGTGCAGGATATTTCCGGCACCGTGAACCGCATGGCAGAGGCCAAGGTTGTGGGCGTGGTTGCAGGCTGCAACCCTCAAAAAAAGGCCGAAGCCTTGGACCGCGCCGCCGAAGCCAAGGCCGCCGTCATCACCCGCCACCAACGGGAATGGGATCGGCATCAGGCTCTTATTGATGAGGCTTTGTCCGAGGGCAGCTTCGACAAGGCCAAGCTCGCCAAGATCACCGCCGAGACGATCAAGATCCGGCAGGAGGGAGAGCGCAAGGCGTGGGGCATCGTGGACAAAGCTGCGTTGGATCATACTTCATCCGACGGTTCGCTGTCTCAGCGTCCGGTGGATCTCTCACACCTCTCCCCGGACGAGTTGCTTCGCCTGACGAAGGAAGCCTTCAAAACGCCGGATCATGAGTAGCCCAGCCATCCTTTCCGATATCCGGAAGGCGTTGGCCCGGAGCTGTCTCGCGGCCTTCGTGCGCTACACCATGCCCGGCTACCGCATGGGATGGGTGCATGAGGAAATCTGTTCCGAGCTAGACGCCTTCCTTGCCGATGTCGTAGCCGGGCGTTCCCCGCGCCTCATGCTGACGATGCCGCCCCGCCACGGGAAAAGCGAGCTCGCCTCGCGCCGCTTCCCGGCTTACGCCTTGGGCCGCTATCCCGATCTATCCGTCATTTCCACGAGCTACGCCGCCGACCTGTCCTCGCGCATGAACCGCGACGTTCAGCGCGTCATCGACAGTCCGGAATACCGGGAACTCTTTCCCGGCACGGCGCTGTACGGCAAGGACATCCGCACCGTGGGGAACGGTTCCTACCTCCGCAACTCGGATATATTCGAGGTAGTGGGGCACGCTGGATGCTACCGTTCCGCTGGCGTGGGCGGCGGCATCACGGGCATGGGCGGCCATATCGTCATTGTCGACGACCCGTTCAAGGACCGGGCGTCCGCCGATTCCCCGACCATCCGCCAGAACGTTTGGGACTGGTACACGTCCACGCTGTATACGCGCCTCGCGCCCGGCGGGGGGGTTCTCATTATCAATACGCGCTGGCACATGGCCGACCTTTCCGGGCGGCTGCTTGAGGCCGCCGCACGGGGGGAGGGCGACCACTGGCGTGTGGTGGACTTCCCCGCCATCGCCACGGCGGACGAGCCACATCGTAAGGCCGGGGAAGCCCTGCACCCGGAACGTTACCCGCTGAGCCAGCTCCTTGCCATTAAGAAAGCCCTCGGCACACGCGATTGGGAGGCCCTGTATCAGCAGCGGCCTACGCCAGACGGCGGCGCCATCTTCAAATCCGAGTGGCTGCGCTTTTGGCTCCCCAAAGATCTGCCAGAGCAGTTCGACCAGCTCCTTATCTCGTGGGACATGACATTCAAGGACGGCGACGATACCGACTTTGTTGTGGGGCAGGTGTGGGGACGCAAGGGGGCCGACCGCTACCTCCTCGATCAGGTACGGCGGCGTATGGGCTTTACGGATACGGTGGCCGCGTTCCGGGCGCTCGCCGCTAAATGGCCCGGCGCAACCCGTAAGCTGGTGGAGGATAAGGCCAACGGCCCGGCGGTCATCGACGCGCTGAAACATGCCGTGCCCGGTATCATCCCCGTGGAGCCGGACGGCAGCAAGACGGCTCGCGCCCATGCTGTGACTACGTTCTTCGAGGCCGGGAACGTCCTGCTCCCGCACCCTGAGCATTGCCCGTGGGCACGGGAGTACGTCGCGGAACTGACGCAGTTCCCCGGCGCGCCCCACGACGACCAAGTGGACGCCACAACACAGGCCCTGCGCGACTTCGATACCAAGCGGCCCATGTGCATCGACACCCGGATACTGCTCCAGCCGCGCATGGGGTTGAGGCGCATCGGGGGGATTTGAAGTCATGTGTAAGGTTTTCTTCTTGACATAACTCTTAAGCATAGCCATATCTCATTTCATGACAAATCAAGAGCGTAGGCGTGAAAAGCTCAAAAACGCCGTCCTCTACTTCGTAAAAAACGACAAGACAGTCGGCCTCACCAAGCTGATGAAACTTCTGTTTTATCTCGATTTTAGGCTATATCGAGCATGTGGAGAATCGCTTACAGGGCAGACATATGAGGCGTGGAAATTCGGCCCTCACTGATCTCGAAAAGCGGTTTATGGAGTTCGCGGGGGAAACCAGAACCCGCCTTTCCGAACTCAACGCCGAGTACATCCGCCTGAACCAAGGGGCTTATGCCGCCATGCTCGGCATGATTCCGGCGATACAGCCCGGTTCCAAGGATAGGCTTATCGACGCGCTGGCGTCTCAATCATATGATGCCTACAACTGGATTGACGCCGGACTGTCGCGCATGAGGCTGGCTATCGTCTCGGCACGGGCGGCAAACAGAACAATCGCAGAAGCGAACTAGCAAACAGGGCCCCCGCCGGAAACGGGGGCTTTTCTTACTCGGGTAGTTTTACGCAATCCGTTTACCACAGCCCATCGTCCCGGCACGGCCCCTTCACAAAGGGGTTTTCGTTGCCTTGCAGTTTTTCGATGCGCTTGGCCCGTGTGCACTCCCACGCATCCACTTGGTACATCTTGTCCCATGCGTCCATGAGCTGCGTCTGCTGGCGGCTCATGCGGTAGCGCGGGGCGTAGGCGTCGGCCATATACTTGTAGGTCCGGGCAATTTGTCCCCTTGATCTGATAGGCGGCTCGGCCTTTCTGTCCGCAATCTTCATCTCACAACTCCCGAAGTCCGGCTTTTCTCCCGGCAACATCTGAAAGTTGTAGTTCTGGCGTAGGGCATTCACCGCGCCGATGGCCGGATACAGATTGTACAGGTCAGCCTGCATGAGCCTGTATTCCCGGCTGACCTTCTCGGCGCACTTGCGGCCTTTGAACGCCTTTCCCCTGTTGTCCACGCACTGCGCGTCGCCCTCGCGCCACTCCGCGAACGCCTGCCCGAAGTTCTCGGCGGGGACCACGTGTTCCCATTCCACCTCCCCGGCCCGCTTCTCGTGCTTCGCGGCAGTAAAACCCTCCGGGAGGGTGACGTTCTTCTTCTCGTCGAACGCCGCCCCGCAGTAGAGCGTGATCCGATGGTCATAATAGACCTGCCGTTCCAGCGTCTTCTTGGCCTTGCTGAACGAATCGTTCCATTCGTTGCCCGCGGCCTGCGCCTCGGACGTCATAACCAGCGCGGCCAGCAGAAACACCATGATGCTTTTGTACATGCGGATACCTCCCTAAAGGTATCCATGTATATATAGATTAATCTATATTGATACAATATGAAAGGTGTCCCACAGCCAAGCCCCCCGAACCTTGTTCACGGTGTGTTTTCTTTTTGGCTCGTAGCATTATGGGCACATGAGCAAGAAGCGCACTTATCGACACGCCACCTCCATACCTCCGCAAGTGCAACCGTCGCGCCGTCTGAATCTCTCCCCGGACGTGCGCGGCGGCCTTGCTCAGTCTTTGCCACCTACGCCCGACGACATCAGCCGGTTGTACGGTCCTGCGAAGACGCTCGGCGCGCCCGAAGATGTGCAGCTTGCGATGGATGCGCGGCTTGCGGATTCCGGCGTCTATTCCCTGCTCCAGCACTCGCTTGAGCTTGGGGTCGGGATTGCGCCGCAATTCATGGGCTACGGCGTCCTCCAGAACCTTGCCCAGAACGGCCTGATCCGTGCCTGCGTCGAGACGGTATCCGACGACATGACACGAGCATGGATTGAGTTCAAGCGCGAAGGGGAGGGCGGCGACGAGTCATTGCTCACCGACCTTGCGCAGGCGTGTAAGAGGTTCGCACTGCAACGCCTTTTCCATGAGGCGACCGAGCTTGTGGGGTACGAGGGCGGGGCCTTCCTTTTCATCGACACCGGAGCAGTCGGGGAAGAGCTGGAACACCCGCTGAACGTCAGCCCGTATTCCGCCGAACTCAGGCCCGGCGGCGTGCTGCGCTTCGTCGTCATCGACCCCGTGAACGTCTTCCCCGGAGACTACAACAGCCTTTCGCCGCTTGAGCCGGACTACTTCCGCCCGCGCTGGTGGTGGGTGCTCGGACAGCGGGTACACGCCTCGCGCCTCATCCGATTGGTTGCGAACGAATGCCCGGTGCTGCTGCGGCCCGCCTACAATTTTTTGGGCATCCCGCAGGCGCAGATCCTCTGGGATTACGTCCTGCATTTTCAGGAATGCCGCGCCGCCGAAGCCCGGCTACTGACCAAGTTTTCGCTGACCGTCTTCAAGACGAAGATGGAAGACATCCTGTACTCAGCCGGGGGCACCGCTCAGATCGATACCCGCATCCGGTACATGATTCAGACCATGACCAATGACGGCGTGCTTGCCGTCGACAAAGAATCGGAAGACGTGGTCAAGCTGGAAACCCCGCTTTCAGGCGTGACCGACATCGTGCGCCAGTCCCTTGAAATCCTCGCCGCCCTGAACCGAACCCCGGCGGTCAAGCTGCTCGGCATCAGCCCGTCAGGGTTCAATGCCACGGGCGAATCGGACATCCGCAACTATTACGACCATGTCAGGAGCCAGCAGGAGAAAGTCCTGCGCGACGGCATCAAGAAGGCGCTCGACTGTATCCAGCTCTACCTGCGCGGAACCATCGACCCTTCCGTGACTTTCGACTTCGCGCCCCTCGGCGAAGAGGATAGGGCGGCCCTTGCGACGCTCCAGAAGACCAAGGCCGACACCATCGCCGTCTACATGGATCGGGACATCATCTCTCAGGAAGAAGCCCGGCAATCCCTTGCCAGTGACCCGGACAGCGGCTTCTCCGACATCGACCCGGCGGAAGTGCCGCAGGGCAATGGAATGCCTGATGCCCTGCCGGAAGCCGGGGAAGAGGGCTTGATGCCCGACATCGACGACGTGGACAAGGCAGGGGCCGTCTATGGCTAAGGTCATCCGCGCCATTAAGCCCAACGCGGGCATCCGGGCGAAATACCGGAAGCGGCTGGTGTCGCTTCTCGACGAGATGCAGCGTTCCGTCGTGTGGTGGCTGCGCGCCGAGTACAGGAAGCAGGAAACCCGCATAGCACAGGATGCGTCCCCGGCGAGTGACCTGCAAGACCGCCTCAAGAGCCTGTTCCGGTACTGGACGAAGCGGTGGAGGGAAAGCGCGGAGAGTTTTGCACGGGAGTTCGTGGGCAGTACGAGGCGGCGCACGGAAGCCAGCATGAGGCAGGCCCTCAAAGATGCGGGCTTCACTGTGAGGATGGAGGGAAGCAGGGCCATGAGCGACGTGGCGCGGGCTCTCTTCGAGGAGAATGTCAACCTCATCAAGTCTATTCCGCAGCACTATTTTACGGAAGTGACGGGGCTTGTACAGCGATCCGCCAGCATGGGTCGGGACGTGGCCTTTCTTACCGACGAACTGCACAAGCGGTACGAGATCACCCGGCGCCGGGCCGAATTTATCGCACGCGACCAGTCCAACAAGGTGACCGAGGACTTTAAGCGGGTGCAGGACAAGGAACTCGGCATTACCGAAGGCATCTGGGTACATGTGCCGGGAAAGAAAACGAGCCGCCATACCCACCAGCTCATGAATGGGAAAAAGTTCGTCATCACGGAAGGTCTTTACGACTCTGACGTGAAGCGCAAAGTGCTTTGCGGTGAGCTTCCGGGGTGCCAATGCACGTACCGGGCCGTTATTCCTGAATTTGGAGACTAGTCTATGTATCAAAGTAAAGGCGTCACCTTCGACGCGGCTCCCTCACAGCGGGAAACCGACGAGAACGGGTTCCTGCACGTCGGGGCGTCGCACATCACGAAAGCGACGGTGAACCCCTATTACGGGCGGGAGATTCCGGGCTGGCAGGAAGCCGGGCTTGACCCCGAGGCTGTCTATTACGGGCTTCGTGACCCGGAAGAACTTCAAGCATCGCTTGAGACATGGGCCGGGCTGCCGCTGCACATTGAGCACCACATCGACAGCGCGGAAGAGCCGCAGAAGCTCACCCGCGTGGGCGCGGTGGGCACGGGCGCGGTCTGGAACCCGCCGTATGTGGATGCGCCGCTGACCGTGTGGGATCGGGCCGCCATCGACGCCATCGAAGACGGTTCCTTCCGGGAACTCTCCTGCGCCTACCGCTACGACCCGGATTTCACGCCGGGCAGCTACGAGGGCACCCCCTACGATTTCATCATGCGGAACATCCGAGGCAACCACGTCGCGCTGGTCGAAGAAGGGCGGGCCGGGCCGGACGTGGTGGTGGCGGATTCTCATCCAACTTCAACGAAAAAAGGAACGCTTATGGGCAAGTTCAGGAAATGGTGGGGAGCTCAGGATGGCGACCCTGCGGTGGAACAGCAGGAAGTCGAATCCGCACAGGGTATCAAGGACTTTGCGGATATCCTTTTGAGCCTCCACAAGAAAAACCCCGTCACCGGGGAGATCGAGGACATCACGGAAGACGAGGATAAGGCGGAAGCCATCCGCAAGCTCGTCGCCGAACTGTCCGAAGGCATGGAGCCCGAAGAGGCCAAAAAGCTCGAAGATACTCTCTCCGATCTGGCCTATTCCCCTGCAACAGGTGACGAGAAACCGGAGAAAAAGGAAGCGATGGACGAAGAAGCCAAGAAAGCTATGGACGCCTGCGGGCTTGATGCGGAAGACCCCGCAGAATCCCGCGCCTTTGCCGAAGGCGTGAAATACGGCGAGGAACTGGAGCGCAATCCGGACGAACGCAGGAAGCTCGACCGCGAGCATGAGTCCGAGGGTATGAAAAAGGCTATGGATGCCTGCGGCCTCGACGCTGAGAACCCGCAGGAGAGCAAAGCCTTTGCCGAGGGCGTCAAGTACGGTGAGGAGCTGATCCGGAACCCCGAGGAACGGCGCAAGCTTGACCGGGAACACGAATCCGAGGGCGAACGCCGCGAACTCGGCAAGGACGAGGACAAGGACGCGGCCATTAAGCGCATCCTCGCTTCCGTCCCCGACCTCACACCGGAGCAGAAGAAGAAGCTGACCGACTCCCTCGCCGATCTCGCCTATTCCCCCGCGACCGGAGATGAAGCCCCGGACGACAAGGGAGCCGCTCAGGACAGGGCGTTCCGCCGCCGTGGTCCGCGTCCTCTCACCGCAATGGACGCCGCCCGCATCAAGGCATCCGCAGTCGCCGAAGCGCAGGAGCATATGCGGAACCTCACCCGTGCCGTGCGCGACGTGCGCGGGCTGGTGGGCGAACTTGACCCGTTGTCCTTCGACTCCGCGTCCGACGTCTACGGCTACGCGCTGGAGCAGCTTGGGGAGAATCCCCGCAAGTATCCCCGGCAGGCATGGCCCGGTATGATCGATATCCTCCGCAAGCAGAAGGCGACACCTTCCGTTGCCCGTGACGCGGCCCCCGTCGGGCGCATGTCCGGCAGCTTCGCCGGGCTTTCCAATATCACCATTGCAGAATAGGAGGCACACCATGCCTTTGCAGTCCAAAGTCAATCTCTCCGTCGCTCCCGGCGTTGCGGGCGATAAAGCGACGCCCGACCAGAGCATCTACACCCCGCTCAACCCTCTGGCGGCGGTGGCCCTCCCTGTGGGGCGCTTCGTCTTCCCTGTCGTGGATTCCGGCGGGATCGACAACACGCGGGCCACCAACGTCACGGGCGCCGCCACAGCCGTGCTCGGCTTCGTGGAGCGCGTCATCAACTACGTGAACTATGAACTGCTTTCTGACGGCACCCTGACTGTCCCGGCAGGCTCGAACCTCACCGTGGCCGTGAAGGGAGACTATTGGGCCGTTTCCACGACCACGGCCACGGTGGGGCAGGCCGTCCTTGCCTCCACCGCTGACGGTTCAATCAGCACCGGGACCCCCGACAGGACGCACCTCGATACGGGGTGGGTCGTCAAGACGCCAGGTGAAATCGGGGAACCAATCATCATCAGCAATTGGGGACAGGCCGCAGCGTCGGGATCCGGCGGCGACACCTCGAACCTGATGCAGAAAGATTTCAGCAACGCCACCGGAGCGCTCGGCGTGGCCAACGGCGGAACTGGCGCAACCACTGCGGAACAGGCCCGCACCAACCTCGGCGCAGCCGCCGCCGGAGCGTAGGAGGTACTACATGAATCCGACTTTTGAACAGGCCAAGCGCTACGGCTTTATCTTCCCGGGCGCCCGCATGTGGGCAACCCCGGAGAACCGCGCCCGCATTGCGCAGGACGCCGCGCTCATCACTACTCCGAACACGACCGTCCCCGCCGAGCTTCTGGCGTATATCGACCCGATGGTCATCGAAATCCTGACCGCGCCCCGGCGCGCCCGTGAAATCTTCGGTGAAGAGAAGAAGGGCGATTGGACGACCCCGTACATGAAGTGGCGCGTGGACGAAATGACCGGAAAGACCGAGCCGTATTCCGACTATGCCAACGGCACGACTTCGGGCGTGAACTCCGAATGGCAAACCCGCGTGCAGTACGTCTTCCAGACGTCCATCACCTACGGAGACTTTGAAGTGGACATGTCGAGCACGGCGAAAGTCAACCTCGCTGCCTCCAAGCAGCGTGCGGCCGCCAACGTCATCGACATCGACCAGAACCGTTTCTACCTGCTCGGCGTCGCCGGGAAGGAAATCTACGGCATCCTTAACGATCCGAACCTCCCTGCTGCGATCGCCGCAGGGGCCACGGGCACGGGCGGCTCCACGAAATGGGCCGACAAGACCACGGTGCAGATCTACAATGACGTCCTCGCCCTGTTCGCGCAGCTTTCCGAGCAGTCCAGCGGCCTCATTGACAAGGACACGCCCCTCAAGCTCTGCCTCTCCCCCGAACTGGCCGTTCGCCTCGGCGCGGCTACCGATTTCAACGTGTCCGTGCTGGATATGTTGAAGCGGTACTTCACCCGCATTGACATCGTGACCGTCCCCGAGCTGCACAGCATGACCGCCGGGGAAACCGTGTTCCTCATCGCCCCCGAAGTGAACGGGCAGCGATCCGGCACGCTGGCCTTCGGAGAAAAGATGCGTGCTGGACGCGTCGTGCCCGACCTGTCCAGCTTCCGTCAGAAGTTCGTCGGCACCACCTACGGCGGTATCGTGCTCATGCCCTTTGCCTTTGCGCAAATGACTGGAGCCTAGTCCCATCCTTCCCTCCATGCGAAAGCCCCAACCTCCTGTTTAACGGTTGGGGCTTTCTTTACGTATCAGGCGTCATTTTCCAAGCTGCTGTATATTTGCGTCCAGCCACATCTCGACTGCTTCCCGTACTACCTGTGAGCGTAGAATCCCCCTATCCGTACATATATCGTTCAGCCGTTCCCAGACATGATCCGGCATAGATACAGTCTTTACTGTTGCACGATCTTCAACCTTTTTTTTACGTCCAGATCCTTTGCGGCGGCCTCCGTGTTTTTTTTCTTCCATCTCTCTCTCTCTCTCTCTCTCTCTCTCTCTCTCTTGCTCTTTTGAGAGTGATCCGATATGAATCAACCATTCCCCGCATACGTGGGGGTGTTTCTGGGTTGAGGATAAAAGACGCTGCACTCTTGCAGTCTTCCCCACACACGTGGGGGTGTTTCCAGAGTTAAGTCTGTTAAACAAGATCTTGTTTTAAAAGACAGACGCTCTTTTCCCCACTTCCGTGGGGCGTAGCCCGGCATGGTCAGATGCCGGGCTTTTTATGCTCCCTGCTCTTCCCTCCTTACCTTTGCCCGTTCCTTCCTTGCGGTTTCTTCGGCGCGGCTGTCGCGCACGAGATCGCTCTCCTTCCATGTCTTGATCAGTCCTTCCACCGCGTCCCGGTCAAAGACGATGGCGTACTTGCTGGCGATCTCCTTACCCGTCCACACCATGCGGCTGCTTGCAAGCGGTTCCCCGCACACTCTTGCAAGCACATCGGGACAGTGCGGGTCGGGGCCGAGGTGCGTTATGCATATCACATACTTTTCCCCGTCTGCATGGCCGGGCGTTACGTCTACGATACTGAGCCGCGTGGAGTGCTTACCGTGTGGATACAGCGTCCTGAAAAGGGTCTTTACTTCGCAGGCGCGGATGTGCCGTGCAGGGTCATAGTAGCGGGTATCTTCGGGGGATACGTCCACGCTTTTAGTTTCTTCCTCCACTTCCGGCTGTTCTACCGCATGGAGTGCTTTGACTTCGCGGGCAAAGACGGACTTGAAGAGATCCAGAAGATCGTTCTTGGAAGAGGCGGACACGAAGTTCTTATTGATAAGATCGTAGTATGTCCCGTCAAATGACTGAAAAAGCTTCGCCATCGCCGAGTTCGTGTACTCGTCGTCTTCGAGGAAGTACCGCTTTGTCCCGCGCACGCTACGCAGCTCGAAGCCCACAGCCTTCGCTACGGCCTTTTCGTCAAAGTAGACTCTACGATGCTCGCCATTTTCCCAAAGGCGACCGAAGCGCAGGGCAATTTCTTCTTCGGATGATACTGTTTCTTCCTGATCCTCTACAGCTTCCACAGAAACCTCGGCTTCTTCATGAAAGCTGGAAGCCTTGGCGATCAGTTCTTCCACATACGCGATGTGCTTGCTCAGTACTTCTGCGACGACTTCGTTGTCAGCGGTAAAAGCGCGGCAGGTGTCAAGGTGCTGGCGCACGGGTACGATGTCTTCGGCGATACTCTTCAAGCAAGCTTCATGATGCTTTTCACAGCGCGGGGTCTGTAGAAGTGAAAGGTCGTTTGTGAAGCGCATGAAGTTCATGGAAAAAGAGCGGATAGTGGCGTTGATGTTCACGTCATTCTCGGAAAGCTTCTTAGCGTTCTTGGGGGATCTCAGCATGATAGTCTCCTTACTTGTTCCCTTTCGTTGAAAATACAATAGCACCATTTTTTGAAAAAATAAACAATTTTTTCAAAAAAGTTTTATCTTTTTTAACTCGTCAGTAACAGAAGGGAGAGGTAGAAAAACAAAAAGGGGCGGCTCTTAAAGCCACCCCTTTTCTACGATATTCTTTCTTTATTAGAATCCGAGCCAGCCGAAGCCCTTGGCCATAACGGCGACAAGGGCAAACCCTATGGCGATTTGCCATTTCAAAAGATCATACTTGACCTTCAACACTTCAGCACGAATTTTTTCGATCTCCGCTTGCACTTTCAGGTCCAATTCCCGAATTTCTTTTTGCAACCGCAGTTCCGTTTCGCGCAGATCTCCCTTGGTGGCACTGGCGTTCCTTTGGCTCTCGTCAAAGCGTTCCAGTACTTCCACGATGGCTTTTGCGGCTTCCTCGCCGACGGCCTTTTCAAGCTTTTTTCCATCATCGAACAGCAACATGGGGGAATCCCTCCGTTGGTGAAGTCTTATATGATTCATGTAGGCTTGCCAAGGATTACCCTAGCATCAACTTGTTTGCCGTCTTCGCGGCACGGATGGCAAGACGCATATCATCAAGCGCGGATTCGAGGTTTTGCCGGGCGGTGTAGGTTGGGGCTGTCATGAGCTGGATAAGCGCGTCAACGGGCGTCTTCCCGGATGGCGATACATGCCGGAGCAGTTCGGGATACGTTCCTTGCGTCACTCGGCGGAAGTCTCGTTCCAGTCCATAAGCGCGGTCGCGGATCAGGACTGCAAGTTCCATCCAATCCTGTTCGAGCCGTTCAAGCTCCCTCACGCGGTCGCGGTATAGTGACGATGCGACGGGAAGCGACGGGTACAGAATCGCGGATTCCGCCGTGGGTATGGCATTGATGGCGCGGGCACGGACGGAAAGCAGGAACTCGCGGGCCTCGGGCATAAGCCGAGTGGGAAGCTGCTTGTATTCGGCAATCCTAAAGTGACGGTTGAACTTTGCCCATATCTCGGCGCGGGCCTTGCCCTGCACCGCCGCCGGGTAGGTCGAGAGCTTGGCGTCTACGATGAGCTTGAGCTCGGCACGTTCCGCCGCACTGATCAGCTCGTCGTTGAGCGTCACAGGTTCGGCAACAGGCACTCTGTCGCCGTACTGCTCAATCACATCCAGCGCCCAACGGCGGAACGCCTTGGCAATAGGAGTACGCGCTAGCATCGCAACCAAATGGCAGCCCCGAAGGGAAAAGATGCGAGTCGTAGCGGGTACATCCGTGGTACTCAAATTGAGAACCACGCTCATATTATTGGAGAATTCATCCTTATGTCGGGCATAGAGCACACCAACCTTGCGGTCGTCGGAATAGCCAAGTGCTTTAGCCAATTCAGAAGAACGAATCCAGAGACTGTTTTGGTGAGTGACAGGCGTGAAGATAAATTCGTTGAAGATTAGGGCCATTTCCATAATGCAACTCCTACGTTGGGCGTGAAGATAAATTCGTTGAAGATTAGGGCCATTTCCATAATGCAACTCCTACGTTGTCTGAATTGCACTCTCTGAAATAGAAAGCGCCGGGTGTTCAGAACGACGTAGGAACCGCTGGCGGCCTTTAGCTTTCGCTTGGACATATCCGCCACACCCGGCAAACATTGGATGCAATAATAGCCCAAAAGACAGCCAAGAAAAACTCTTGACTTTGGAAAAAGGGCATAAAAAAGCGCCATGCTATCGGGTGGCGTTTGTCCGCCTACGGGGTTCTGAAGCCCGTGCACAAAAGACAGCACAAACTCGGAAAATGTAAAGAGAAAAGCCCCGTTTCAGGACGGGGCTTTAAAAAGAGTCTATCGTAATAAGCTGCAATCGTCGGCTACCACATTACCCAATGCCATACCTTTAACAGTGCACATGAGGGAAACTTTCCCCCCTTTTCTTAAAGACGCGGCAGAATCCGTTTGCCCGCGCTCCAAATCGGCAAAAATGTTTTCCAAGAAACCTGTCCCTTCGAGGGTCAATCTTGCCAGCCCGGTAATGGATTTGGATATATCATTTACTGTTCCAGTAATGATAATCTCCTTTCCCTTGTATTTTTGGTCAGCTGCAATTTCGTTGGACTTGTACTCACGGACAAGTTGGACAGACGTGATTCGAGGCATTTTTGCTATTCTCTCTTGCTCGGCAGCGGCCCGTTCAGCCTGTTTATACTCTTCATTGGCAGCTTCAATACGAGCTTTTTCTTCTGGAGTTTGCGTTATCGCCTTGAATGCTCCAATAGCGAGGAAAATAAGGAAAATATAGCCTATCCATTTGATAATTTTTTTTCCGAATATCCCTGATGAATTTCCTTTTTTTCTGTCAGCCTCAGTTACAGGACGCCCACATTTGGGACATGTCGTTGCGGAAGTCGAAACTTTGGTTTTACAATCTGGGCATTTGAATATTGCCATCTCTTGTTTCCTCCCCAATATTCGTTATTTTTTCTTGCGGGGTTCTACAAAAAGAATATTTCCTTCCATCATCACTGAGCGCATCAGAAATTTTTGAGGGAAGGTCTGCATAGTAACGAGGTCACCTTTTTTAACTTTACGGAGTTTAGGATCTTTCATATCGACGTAAATGTGCAGACCAAAAAGGCCTGAGCCATCTACAGGAACTTTCATATAAGCTTTCCCTAAAGCATCCTTTGAAACTCCCTGACATTTGAAAGTCACGATGACGGGCTTTCCCTTGAAGTCTTCATCGGCAACAACTTCGTTGTCCTCATAGGCTTGCCAAAGGACTTTTGGGGCGCACTCGTAGCCGATAGCTTTTTCTAGAAGTTTTGCCTCCACGTTGCCTTGAGGAATTTCCGAAAGGGGAGCAGTTTCGACCTTACTGTCTTTCCTCATCTCCCCAAAAGCTCGGGCCCCATCGCCCGGTTTTTTCCCTTCGTCGTAAATTAGTATCTGCATTTGCTCGATATTGGCCTTTTTAAATTCTTCTGAGAGGAGGGCCTCAAATTTTTCCGTATCAAGCGGAGCCGCAGGGTCAGCCCCCGTTACCACCAACAAAGCATAGCGTTCTGGAATGTTGTAAAGTGTGGACATTTCTTCGGCATAAGCCGAGAGTGAGACACAAGAAATGAAAAGTGCCGCCAGCATGAAAGTCAATGTTTTCATGTGTGCGTTGAAGGTAGCCATACATCATCCCCCTTGTTATAGATGAGGCTATCATGGCATAGGCCGTTCCAAAAATCCACCGCCGCCGCCCTCCGCCCCGAAAGGGGCTTTTCTTTTGCCCTATGCGAACCTTGTTCACGGTATCTGCCCCGTTGTCCTGCGGGCTATCCTTTTTCAATGTGCTGTATTGGCACGTAAGGAGGTAGCGCATGAACGCAATGGAACTGAAAAGGGGATTTCATCTTGCGGTTGAAGATTCCCGCATCATCCCCACCGGGAACGGGGTGTTTATCGAATATGACGGTTTCTTGAGCAAAAAGATGGAGGGGCTGAGGGCACTCCTCATTCAATGTTACCCCGACGCGGCAACACGTTTTCCAGAAGCGTTTGCACATCGCTATTCTCAGGATGAAATTGCAGAGCATAGTCGTCGGTTACGCGAGCAACGAACAGAAAAGACAGGTTTCCGAGAACCCTGCTGAGGTCGCTCTGGATCTGCTGTGCATGAGGCCCGGAGAGGAGCAGAAATAAGCCGGGGCGGATCGGAATATACCCGGCTCCATACATGCGGTTGAGCTCCTCCCTTTCATTGGAGGCTTCGCCGGGCTGTTTTTCATAAGCTACAAGATAGGACATATTCCCCTCCCTGTTTTTCCCAAAACCGGCACACAATGGAGGGGATGTCAAGAATGATTTCAGGGCATCATCCTGAAAAAGGAAGGTCCGCATGTACGTTGAAAATACCAATTATTGGGTTGAGGTTGTGTTGCGGCAGTTAAAGGGGTTTGTCCCCAAGGGCGAGCCTGTCCATTTTCACATTTGTTTTTCCATGGTGGGGGGGGAACCCACGATAGATTTCACGGCTGTTCAGGTTTTTGATGAGGAAGATCAACTACAACCTCAAACCGAACCCGCGATGTGCTAGAATCGGATGTTTCCCGGTGCCCATCCGCCTTCAGACTCGCGGCAATCACGGCCACGCCAAAACCGCCTCCAGCCTTGCCAGACTTGCTGGCCGTAATGGCAATATCAAAAGCCACGGTCTGCAATTGGGTTTGGGAATGAAACGCTTCGGGGTTCTTGATCCGTTCAGGGCCATTTTCTTTAGCATGGTAGTACGGATTAATGAGCGCCCCAGAGCCCCGCAACCGCGTCTGCGCGCCGTGGATGCCCTCGGCGATCTGGCACAGCGTTTCTTCTACAAAGCTCTTCAAGTCCATCATTATGGCGGCTCCTTGCTTTCCGAGTAGGACGCCATAACGCATGTCCCATGTCAAGCGCCAGAGGTGAGAGAGCTTTTCCCGAACCTTGTTCACGGTGTGCCCCCACGCCGCCATGCGGCATCATCTCCAAAACACTATGGAGGTGCAGCGATGGAAAATTCCCCCTTGGCTCTTTTCGAGCATGAAAAGTTCGGTTCCCTTCGCGTGATCGAGCACAAGGGTGAGCCGTGGTTTGTGGCGCGGGATGTATGCGCCGTCCTCGGAACGGAGACGCGGGATCTGCCGGACATTCTGGAGCACGACGAGCAACGCCCTATTGTCGATATTATCCACACTCTTAATGATTCCACAGGATTGCGACGCGATAGCCGTATCATTTCCGAACCGGGCCTGTATTCCCTCATCCTGCGTTCCCGCAAGCCCGAAGCCAAGGCGTTCAAGCGGTGGGTGACACATGAGGTCATCCCCTCCATTCGTAAGGTGGGCGGCTACCTGATAGCCAAGCCGGACGATACGCCCGAAGCCATCCTTGCCCGCGCCGTGCTGGTCGCGCAGGACACCATCAGGCGCATCGAAGCCGAGCGCGACGAGGCAATCCGCACCAAGGCCGAAATCGGTTCACGCCGCGAGGCCACCGCAATGGCAACCGCCTCCGCAGCCGTACGCAAGGCTGCGGCTCTTGAGAACGAACTTGGGCGGGGCAGGGACTACAAGTCCGTGAAGGGCATCCCGTGGTTCCTTGACATCTTCGATGATACGCCAGCCGCGTACTCCGTCGCGGGACGCAAGCTTTCCGATATGTCCCGCCGTATGGATTACGAAATCCGGGAAATCGAGGACAGCCGTTTCGGGAGCGTGAAGGCGTACCACGTCGACGTGATCGAAGCCTTCCGGCTGGCCCTGAAAAACGACCTGAACATGCTGGGCAAGTACCGCCTTCGCCGTGCCGCATAGCCGAACTTTGTTCACGGTGATTTCGTCCCGGCTCTTTTGCCATGATGACCAAAACAACGGAGGGATACAGAGATATGGCCAGACCCAAAAAGAATACCGCCCCGGAAACAACGCAGGCGACGAAGACGGATACCGTGATGGTCGCCTTGAACCGGACGACCGGGATCACGTTCCCCATGCCCGACGGACGCAAGGTGCTCATCGAAGGCAACGCCGCCAGCCTGCGCGGAAAGGAAAAGGGCGTGCTGCCCGTGGGCGCGTTCGGGCTGACGCGGGTGAACGCCGACGATTGGGCATACATTGAAAAGACCTATGGTCCGCACATGGAAATCTTCAAGTCAGGGCTCATCTTCGCGCAGGCGCGCAAGGCCGACGCCGTGGACGAGGCCGACGAAAGGGCGGAACTGCGCAACGGGTTGGAGCCCGTGGATGTGGAGAACGACCCCAAGGCGCAGACCGAACCGCTCCAGAGCAAGGCGGGGTTCTAAACCGTGGCTGTTGTTGTCTTTGACCCGCAGGAGTTCCGGGAGGACTACCCGCGCTTCGTCGATCCGAAGACCGGGCAGCCCCTCCTGACCGATGCACAGCTTCGGCAGGCGTTCGACGTCGCCTGTCTGCTCTTGGACAACACAAACTCATCCCCGGTTCCCTACGACCCGGCCCACGGCGTCATGATCCGCAAGACGCTGCTGTACCTCCTCGTCTGCCATCTGGCGACGCTGGCCTTGTGGCCGATGGGGCAGGCCGGGCCAGTGGCCTCGGCGACGGAAGGAACTGTCAGCATCAGCTTCTCCGTGCCCCAGGACACCGGGAAAGCCTTTTACGCGCAGACGCCGTGCGGACAGACGTTTTGGCAGGCCATCCAGCCCTATGCCGTAGGCGGGCGCTACTATGCCGCCCGGTATTGGCATCCGTGGGGGTAATGGTGTCCGGAGAACTCGAAAAGCTGCTCAAGCGGTACATTACCCCCGATATCGTCGTGAAGGCCGGGGTGCTCGAAAATGCGACGCGGGGCGAAGGTGGTACTCCCGTCGCAGAGTATGCGGCGTACAACGAATACGGCGCAACAATCGAAATCCCTGAGCGGACGCAAACCTTGTACTTCAAGCGGAAGCGTGACGGCAGCGTCGGGAATCGGTTCGTGAAGAAGGGCAAAAGTGATTTTGCGCAGGATGCGTCGGTCAAAGCCCACACCGTCACCATCCCCTCCCGGCCTTTCCTGCGCTCAACGCTCGATGCCAAGGCAGACGCATGGTGCGATAACCTCGCGGAAGCGTTGGAAGCCGGACGGACGCCGAAAGAGGCGATGCGGCTTGTGGGACGCCGCATGGCAGACGACATTCAAGCAACGATCAAGAGCAATATGCCCCCGGACAACGCCGAATCCACCAAGCGCCGCAAGAACGCCAAGGGCGCGGGAAAGGGGACGCTCATCGATTCCGGAAGCCTGCTCAAGTCCATCGATTACGAGGTAGTCAAAAGATGAATCTCCATGAACTTGTGCGTCCGCTTATCAGCATCGTGAACCCTTTCCAGTCGGTCGTGATTCTCGTCTCCACAGGCTTCACCATAACCGCGCAGTATGAGCAGGTCCCGGCATGGGCCCCCGCCGTTGAAGTCATGGCGCAGCCTCAGCCTGTCGCCGACAAGACGCTGCAATTCCTCGTGCAGCAGCGCCAGAACACGATCTGGCACGACTTTTATCTTTCAGGGGACTGGTCGGCCCTTGATCGTCCGGCGGAGCAGGGCGGCGATCTTCTCTACTGGGATGGCGCCGAGTGGCAGGTAGATCAAGTTCTGGAGCGCTGGAATCCCACGGCAGGCTGGACGAAAATCCGGTGCGTGAAGCTCCGGGAAACCGCGCCGCCGGAAGTCGGGGCCACGGAACCGCCCAAAGGGGGAGACGATGAGTGACGGCATCCTCGTGCAGGCCCTCGGCGATTTTTGTAAGCGTTACCTCGGCGATTCCGCCGTTGTTGTACGCGGCTACGTCAACCGCGTGAGCAAGCCGAAGACGAAAAGCTACGTGCTCGTCACCCCGATGACCATGACGCGCCTCTCGACGAACCTGCACCAGACCGAGTGCGGCGGGGAGGCCATCGTGCAGCCGCAGCGCCGCCGTGTCCAGCTTGACGTCTACGGCCCGACCGCCGCCGACCGTGCCCAGACGCTCGCAACGCTCCTACGCGACGGCGTCGGGTGCCGCTTCCTCCGGACCTACGGGATCGCCCCCCTGTACGTCGAAGACCCGCAGGATATGACACAGGCGGAAGGGGACGAGCAGTACAACCCCCGCTTCATGCTCAACGTGCTGGTTCAGGCAAACCGCGTTGAACACGTTGAGATGGATACTTTTACCGACGCGGAACTTTCCGTGCATCCGCTGGCATAGCAAACACAGGAGGGCGCAATGAGCGTCAATGCCGACAAACTGGTTCAAATCATCCCCCGCATCATCGAGGGCGGCACGCCGGGCCTGACCTTCGCCGGGCTCATCCTTTCGCAGTCCGAGCTTTTGCCCGCAGGCCGGGTCGTGCAGTTCGCCAGCGCGCAGGCTGTGGCGAATTACTTTGGATCGCTTTCGGAAGAGGCAAGCATGGCTTCCATGTACTTTTCCGGCTACGTGAACACGACGAGCCTCCCGGACAAGATCTTCTTTGCCCGGTACAACGGCGAGGCCGTGGGCGCATGGCTGCGCGGCGCGAAGTATACGGGCAATATCGCCGTGTTGCAGGCCGTCACCAACGGCGCGATGGTCATTTCCATCGACAACACGCCGCACACGCTTTCCTCCGTGGATTTGTCCGCTGCGACCAGCTTTTCGCAGGTTGCGGAGGCGATCCAGACCGCGCTCACGACTGCGGGCGCGACCGGGGCGAAGGTGACATACTCCAGCCAGACCGGGGCGTTCCAGATCGATAGCCCGACGACCGGGGCAAGTTCCGCCGTGGCCTTTCCGACGCCGCCGGAAGCCGGGACCGACCTCGGCGCGCTGCTTCTGCTCACCGAACAGTCCGGTGCCGTCCAGTCCGTAGGCATGGCTGGCCAGACGCTCCCCGACTGCATGACCAACGTGCTCCTGTACGCCCGCGATTGGGTGACGTTCTCAACGGTATGGGAGCCCGAGCTTGACGATAAGATCGCGCTCGCACAATGGTGCGCCGGGTATGACACACGTTTCGCCTATGTGATGTGGGATACCGACAACGCCGCGCAGGTCGCGGGTTCCACGGCCTCGGCGGGGTATCAGATCGCCAAGGTGCTCGAACTCGACGGTACGGTTCCCGTGTTCAACACGCCTGAGCTCGCCGCGTGGGTCATGGGCACGGCGGCCTCCATCAACTTTGAAGAGACGAACGGACGGCTCACCTTCGCCTTCAAGCATGGCGAAGGGCTTGCCGTAACCTGCGACAACGACGAGAACTATGATGCGCTGATCGCCAACGCCTACAACTGCTATGCGGACTTCGCCACGGCCTCCAGCCAGTTCAAGTTTTTCCAGAATGGGCAGGTTTCCGGCAAATGGGGCTGGCTCGACACCTACCTTGACGCCATCGCCATCAAAGACGGCCTCCAGCTTAACCTCCTTGATCTGTTCAAGGCCGTAACGTGCATCCCCTACAACGAGAGCGGCTACGGCATGATCCGCACGGCATGTCTCGACACCATCACGCGGTTTCTCGACTTCGGGGCTATCCGCACGGGCGTGACCCTCTCGAACACCCAAAAGGTGCAGCTCCTCGCGGAAATCGGGCTGGACGTTTCCCAGACGCTTGAAACGCAGGGCTGGTACATGCAGGTCAAGGACCCCGGCGCGACCGTACGCGGACAGCGCCAGTCCCCCGAATGTAAATTCTACTACATGGACGGCGGCAGCGTGCAGCAAATCGTCATGCCCGCCACGGCCATTCAGTGATGATGAGGTAAAACATGGCTGACAACTTCGGCAACATGACGATTACAGCGGCAAATTGCACGCTTTTCCTGACGGTTCCCGGGCTCTACGACAGCCCCGTGCAGATCGAGGGGTTCAGCACCGACGCAATGGTCAGCGTGGCCACGAATACCCCCGTCGTCGCGGAAAAGGGCGTTGACGGGCATACCTCCTTCGGGTGGGTGCCGACCAACAAGGAAGTCACAATCACTCTCGCGGCGGACAGTCCGAGCCGCCAGATCATGGAAGACTGGGCGACGTATCAGGAAACCGCCCGGGAAGTGATGCTCTGCAATGCCGAGTTCGCCATGCCGAGCATCAACCGGAAGATCACCGGGAAACGGGGCGGCCTCACCTCCGTACAGTCCAGCCCCAACGCCGCTCAGACCTTGCAGGCGAGCGCCTTCGTCATCACCTTTGACCAGTGGACCGCGAGTCCGCTTTAAACCGTGGAGGCCGTCATGCTCAACGAAAAGCTCATTGCCATCGACAAGGGCCGCGACGCCGGGAAGACCTTCAAGGTCAAGGAAATGCCCGTCACCAAGCTGGAAAAATGGGCCGCCCGTGCGCTGCTCGCCGTCTTCGGTTCCGAGATGCCCGCCGACATCCGAACGCTTTCAGCGTCATCGAACACCGCCGCGCTGCTTTCCGCCGGGCTCCGGGGGCTCTCAGGACTCCGGTGGGAACAGGCCGAACCGCTCTATGACGAGCTTCTCGGGCAGATCTATCGCGTCCCGAACCCCCACAAGCCCGATGATGTCATCAGGCTTACTCCGCAAAACCTCGACGCCCATGTCGAGGACGTGGGCACGATCTATCGTTTGCGTTGGGAGGCCATCGCCGTCTGTCTGGATTTTTTGCATGGCGGCGAGGGCTTGACCTCCCGCCTGTCGCAGATCCTCAACCCTTCGGGCTCCGGGACTACGCAAACCTCCCCGGATGCGTCGGCATCCCGGTAAGCCGGAACCTCGCGACGCTGCACGAGATGCAGACCGTGTACGGCCTGTCCGATGCCTACGAGCTGATGGAAATCATCGCCGTGGACGGACATAATCAACGCCTCTGGAGCAAATTACATGAACGCAGGTGAACTCGTCGTCAGCCTCTTGCTGAAAGCAGGGGATTTTAAAGCGCAGGCGCAGGCCGCACAGGAGCGGCTGGACGGCGTGCAGGCCGCAGCCGTTGACGCGGGGCGCGCGACATATGACGCAGGCGTCAAGGGGGCCCAAGGTCTTGGCCAGTCTGCCGATGTCGCCTCTTCGTTGCAAGCCGCCTTCGAGGAAGCCGTGCAAAAAGGCCGCGAAATCAGCGAGGTGACGAAAGAGTATCAGCGGATGCGCGAGGAGCTTATTCGCACCGGAGCGGCAAAAGAACGTCTTGAGGCCCTTGATGATGCAGCGAAAAAACTGGGCGTTTCGCTGGAAGACGCGGCGGACAAAGGCGCGTTTGGCTTTGAACGGCTCAAGAGCGTGGCAGCGCAGGCCCTCGCCGTCATCGGCGGCGTCTCCATCCTGAAAAGCTCCATAGCGCAGTATTACGAGCAGGCTCAGGCTATCGAGAAGACTTCGGACGCGCTCGGCATGAGCATTGAAGACTGGCAGGCATGGCAACGGACGGCAGCCGCCGCCGGGGTTGACGCCGAGGAACTTTCGACTCGGTTTATGGATCTGGGCGACTGGATGCAGGATCTCATTTTGCACGACTCCGGGCCGCTTAAGGACGCGACCAAAGACCTGGGGGTGAGCTTCACGGATGCGAAAGGGAAGGCCGTTTCCTTTGAAGAAGGGCTTCTTCGGCTTTCCGACGCCACGTCAAAAATCGACCGCCAGAAGGCGACCTCGATCCTCACGCAGATCGGCTTCGACGAAAAAACTATCCCGCTCATCCTCAAGGGCCGCAAAGGGATTGAGGAGCTTCTGAAAGTCCAGAAGGCTCAAGCCATCTACAGCAAGCAGGACATCGAAAACGCGAAGAAGCAACGGGAGGCGCAGCAGCGGCTCAATGACGCATGGGAGGCCATCTCAGCCCTTTTCGCCAGCACCGTCTCCTCTGCGATCACGTTTTTGACGAACCTGCTCGGCGATCTCCTCGGGTGGGTGAAAGAAAACAAGCAGTTCGTGATCATCTTCTTTACGGTGTTAGCCGGGGTCATTACGACGCTCATGCTCCCGGCGTTGAGCGCGATGGCGACGGCGGCATGGGCTGCGATTGCGCCGTTTACGCCGTTGATTGCAATCGTAGGTGCGGTTGCGCTGGTTATCGATGATCTCATCACTTACATCCAAGGCGGTGAGTCCGCTTTTGGAGATTTTTGGAAGATGTTCGGTGAAGGGGACGAGCTTGGGGCGCGGTTCAAGTCTTTATGGGAAGGGATCAAAAGCATTCTTGAAAGCGTCGGCGCCGCGCTGAAAGCCGTTGCGAAATTCTTCATCCTTATCTTTTCGTTGACTGGACAGGGTGTCGTCAAGGCAGTCGAAGGAATCTGGAAAGGTGTCACCAAGCTTTATGATGTACTTAGATCGATGTTGGATTGGGTAGCAAAAAAACTCTACAACCTGCTTCCAGATTGGATCAAAAAATGGCTCGGCGGTGATGAATCTTCGCGCCCGGAAGAAGAAAAGACAGAGGCCAAGCTCGGCGGCGTTGCCGATTCGATGCGGGTTGATGATGTCCGCCCGTCTATTCTGCCGCCGCAGGTGCGGGCCGGGGATGCGCGTTCGGGAAGCGTGAGCAACGTCAACAATTCGCGTCAGATGACGTCAACCACCAATGTGGGTGAGGTCAAGGTCTACACGCAGGCTACGGATGCGGAAGGGATGGCCGAAGGAGTGGTTCCGGCACTTCGTAATCAGACCGCGCAGGCAGACAGCGCATTCGGGTACTGACATGGCATTCGGCGCGCTCCCGCCGGGACAGCCCGGCAACTGGTCGATTTTCGATAAAGACGGCGCCAAGGCCCTCGACTTCGACACGTTCTTTTCCTGCTCGATCAAGGCCGAGAACAAAATCGGTTCCAACCCCGTCGAGAAAGGGAGTTTCGCGGATTACAACAAGGTCGCTTCTCCCACGGCGGTGTCGGTCGTGCTGGGCCGCACTGGGAAGAGCGACGAGCTTGCGGCTTTTCTGGAGGCGCTGGACAAGCTGGCGGAAAGTACCGATCTCGTGAGCATCGTTACCCCGGAAAAGACGTTTCTCGACTACAACCTCGTCTCCTACGACTACGACCGCAAGGCTGAAAACGGCGTGGACAGGCTGCTTGTGGGGCTCACGCTGCAAGAGATCCGGCAGGTCGAGCCGCAGTACAGCAACGAAACGATAAAGCCAATCAGTAAAGCGCAGGCAAAGAATCCGACCGACGCAAGCACCACGGATGCCGGGAAACAACAGGGGCAGACGACGCAAAAAAGCACACTGAAAAAGCTAGTCGAGAGGATTTTCGGATGATGACCGTACCGCTCCGACAGGAGCCGAACCAGAGCCTCCAGATTGTGCTTGGGGAACAGAACTGCACCCTCCGGTTCATCTCCCGAGGCGTGAACCTGTACTGCGACCTTGCTGTCGACCAGACGGTCATCTGGTCTGGGGTCATCTGCCGTAACCTCGTCGGCTTGAAGCTGTACGACTATCTCGCCTTCCGGGGGCAGCTCTACTTTGTCGATATGCAAGGCGAAGAGGATCCGCACTGGTCGGGCCTCGGCGACCGATTCCAGCTCGTTTATGTCGAAGAAGGGGAAACGCTGTGAACACGAGCTTCACCCAAAAGCTGCTTGAAGCGCACATCACGCTCGCCAAGGGCGGCTTCAACACGGTTACCGGGCAAGGTGCGAACACCAAGATCATCCGGCTCGGCATGGATGTGGACATCCAGAAGCCCGGCGGGAAAGAGAAGAACAAGGCCAAGGTCAAAATTTTCAACATGCCCTTGGCGGATATGGAGACACTGACGACGCTGGCGTTCAAGCCGTTGCAGGCGTCGAAAAACCGTATCGCCGTGTATGCGGGCGATGAAGAGCACGGGATGTCTCTGGCGTTCTCCGGCGATATCGTAAGCGCCGTCCCGAACTTCAACGCGGCACCGGACCCCTCTTTCGATATCGAGTGCATCACGGGATACGTCGCCAGCATCACGCCCGTGCCGCCGTTGACGGCGCAAGGCTCGCAGGACGTGGCCACGCTTATGCAGGGACTCGCAAAGCAGATGGAGCTTGCCTTCGTCAACCGCGGCGTCTCCGTCTCCCTGCGCAACGTGGCCCTCGTCGGCGGCCCGATGGAACAGGCGCAGCAGCTTGCCCACGATGCCCGCATCGATCTTATCGTCGACGACGGCGAGATGGTCATCTCCCCGCTTGCGACGCTTCGCAGCGATGACGGCGGCTCGACGCCCGTCTGGTCCGCGAAAAGCGGCATGATTGGCTATCCGAGCTTCGACAACGAAGGCGTGACGGTGAAAGGCATCTACGAGCCGAAGCTCCAGATCGGCGGCCCGGTGCGTATTGAGAGCATCGTCCCCTGCGCATCCGGCCTCTGGCAGATCGTAAGCCTGAGCCACAAATTGCAGGCAGGCTATCCCGGAGCAACGCAGTGGGTAAGCCAGATCAAGGCAAGCTATCCCGGCGCGAAGCCGAAGAAGGACAAGAAATAATGCAGGGACAACGCGGCCTCTCGACAAATTCCAGCGAGTACAACGCGCAGGACTTCATGATCAGCCAGATGCTCGGGCGCATCGCCACGGCTGAACCCGTGCGTGTGGTCGCCGTCTCCGGCTCGGGCGTCTCCCCGGTGGGCTTCGTCGACGTGCAGCCTCTCGTCAACCTCGTGACGGGCGAACAGAAGGCGCAGGAGCAGAGCGTGCTCTTCAAGCTCCCGTACTTGCGTATCCAGGGCGGGAAAAACGCCCTCGTCATCGACCCGCAGCCGGGCGACATCGGCCTCGCCGTCTACGCCATGCGCGACACGGAATCACTCAAAGAGAGCCGGGGAGCGGACGGGACCGTCAATCCTGGGTCAGCCCGTGCCATGAGCAAAGGCGACGGCTTCTATCTCGGAGGTTTCTTGAACGCCGCGCCTGAACGCTATGTGCTGGTCGACGACGAGGGCGTCACCATCGAAGGAGTGGCCAAACTGACGATGCACGGGGAAACTTCCGTCCTGACGGCGGAAAATGGACTCACCATCAACGCCGACGTGCGCATCAACGGCTCTCTAACATGGACGGGCACGGCGCAGGGCGACGGCGGTCCGGCCCGGTTCTCCGGCGGCCTCACGAACGCGGGAGGGACGGTTGAGAGCAACGGTAAGGTCTTGGAAACCCATGTTCATACCGGGGTCGAGCCCGGTTCCGGCATATCCGGACAACCACAGTAACGGGGGGTGTTATGCCTGATTTTCAGTACCAGCCGCCTACAGGACCGCTGTCCGGCAGCGAATTCGAGCGACAAACCACACGGTTCTTTTGGCAAGTGCAGAGAGCCGCAGACGCAGCACAGTCTACCGCAATAGCTGCACAGATCTCTGCAAACGAGGCGATCGAGCGAGCTCAAGCCTCAAACCTTGTCGACGGAAAGACCACGCAGGCCGACGCGGGCGGCGTGGTCATCGTGAAGGACGTGGCGATTGAGGGAGACATTGAGGATCTTGCGAGTGCGCGGGGGCAGATCGGGAACGCAAAACCCCTGGGTAGCGGATTTGATTTTTCCACCGGAATGATAGGTTCTCTACCGGGTCAGTACTACGCTAATGCCGTAGGGTCAACAAATGCCCCGTTCAACGGGCCCTACGTTGAACTTGTTATGGGCCTACCTACGAATAAGGCATCTTTATTGCTTAATGCGGGCAGGCAAGACGTTGCCATTCCCAGAGCTGCAATCCGTAGTCATTTAGATACAACAAGCAATAATATCTTATCTGAATACAACCGGGTGATCACCGAACAGCAAATCGGCGACGGCCTCACAAACACCAACGGTATCATCTCCGTCCCCGAATACGAGGGCGCGACGGCATCGAAGGCCGGGACAAGCGGCCTTGTGCCGCCCGCAGCCGCCGGGCAAGCCACCTACGTGCTCTGTGGCGATGGAGAGTGGCGGGACATAGCGACGCTTGTCGCCGCTGCGCAGGCTCGGCTTGCTGAATCTGTAAAAGCGGAAGAAGGGGCTTTATGAATTTCCGAGCGGCTCTGAATATCCGCGCGCTGTCTAATATTCGTGATGAAGTGCAAGCAACTGCCGAAGTGGTAGATTCGGGGCTCCTATCATTACGTCTTGATGGACAGTGGGATTTGACGCTCTCCGTAGGGGGCAATCTTGCTTCGGCAGGGGGGACTATGCGCATCGTGCAGGATGTCGCATCGTATGTACGCACATTCCAAGGAGAACTGTACTACGTGCAGCAAGACGGAATCCCGTACTTCATGCGTGAGCTGGGGTCCCTCCCTCCCGCCGAGCTCGTGCGTGCGCGCTCGAATGCCCGTGCGCTTGAAGTCCCCGGCGTAGCGCAGGCCAACACGCAGCTTTCTCGGCTTGAACGCCGCGTTTTGACCGGAACAATCCGCATCACTACGGAAACGGGGGAAACCGCAGATGTCGCAGTCTAGCATCGATTTTACCGAAAACGGCCCGGTCGTACCCGATACCGCAACCGTCCGGGATGCTGTCGAAACTGATTGGCAGGCGGCATTCGACAATCGGCTGAACCCGGATCCTGCTACGCCGCAGGGGCAGCTCATCACATCCGAAACGGCCATCGTGCAGGACAAGAACAGCCAGCTTTTGTTCCTCGCGAATATGTTCAACCCCGAGACTGCGGAGGGTATCTATCAAGACGCGCTCGCCAAGATTTACTTTCTGACCCGGCAGCCCGCACGCTCGACGGTCGTCCCCTGTACTTGTACGGGGCTTCCCGGCACCGTCATCCCCGGCATCGGCAGCGACGCCCCGGCGCTTGCAAAAGATGCGGACGGGAACATCTTGGTCTGTCAGACAAGCGGCACGATACCTCAATCCGGAAGCATTGTTTTGGAGTTTGCCTGTCAGGTTCCGGGCCCCATCGAAATCCGGCAGGGAACCGTGACTACGATTGTACGTACCATCCCCGGGTGGGATACGATCACAAACGCCGATGGGATCACTGGACAAAACGTCGAGAGCCGGACCGCGTTCGAGTCCCGGCGCTACGCCAGCGTCGCGAAGAACGCCAGGAGCGTCGCCGCCGCCGTCTATGCCAACGTCGGCGATCTGGATGGCGTGCTTGATGTCTGTGTGCGCGAGAACAAAACCAGCGCGCCGCTTGAAGTGCAGGGCGTTACGCTCAAGCCGCACTCAATCTATGTGGCGGTCGTCGGCAGCGCGACGGATAGTGATATTGCTGAGGCCATTTACGCCCGTTGTTCAGCCGGATGTGATTACAACGGCAACACCAGCGTCACTGTGACCGATCCGGTAACCGGAGCGGTCGAGACGGTACTCTTTGAGCGCCCGGAATCGCTCCCGGTGGGCATTCAGGTGGCTATCCGCAAAAATGCCTCAATGCCGAGCAACGTCGAAGAACTCATTAAAGCTGCCGTTGTCGCCGAATTCTACGGAGAAACCGCCGACGCCTGCGGAAATACGGGTCAGCGCGTTCATATCGGGGATACCGTGTATGCAAGCCGCTTTTATTCAGCCGTGCTCGGAACGGGTGTCACCGACTTGGTGAGTATCGGAATCGCGGCGCCCGTCGGCGAAGGCTCCCCACCAACATGGGGCGACTACATCACCATCAATATAGATGAAGCCCCCACGCTCGTCTCCGATAACGTCACTGTAACTATCATCGAAACGAGGTCGGGCCGTGGATAACTGGCGCGAAACGATACTTTCGCAGTACGACAACTCTGAACGGCTGCTGGCGCTCATCGAATCGATGAATGCCGTCATTGAGCCCACGGCGGATATTGCGGCGTTCTATGAGTCCGTCTTTGACCCAGAAACGGCATTCGGATGGGGGCTTGACGTGTGGGGACGCATCGTCGCCATTCCGCGTACGCTTGAAGTAGAGGCGACGGACATCAAGCCGTTCGGTTTCTCCGGTTCAAACCTCAGCAACTTTGGGCACGGTCCTTTTGCATATGAGAGCAAATCGAACACGTTCATACTTCAAGATAACGCATATCATCTTTTGATCTGGATGAAAGCAGCTTCGAACATCACCGACGGCAGCCTCCTAGATTTGAACAAGATCGTTCATTGGCTTTTCTCGGATCGCGGTCATATTGCCGTCGTGCATGTCGGAACGATGAAAATACGCTACGTTATCGACTTCAAGCTCCAGCCATACGAGCGTGCGCTTCTCCTGCGCGATGACGTTCCCCCAAAGCCTGCGGGCGTCGGCTATGACGTCTATCAAGTCATCCCGAAACATACCTTCGGTTTCGCCGGATCCGGCGGTCAGAATTTCAACAACGGCGTTTTTCAGCCGTATGGAGGCCCTGTAGATGCCTATTCCCTCGACTCCTAGCATCATGCCCAACGTCTTGGGATATGCAGCGGATACCGTGCAGATCCCTGAGACGACCCCGACAGGTCAAGGTATTCCTTCTTTCCGGGATCTCTTTCCGTTCATCACGCAGGTCGACCCGGACGCGGGCGGCGTCATGGTTGAAAGAGCGTGGATGAACGCGCTTTTCAACTTGCTTGGTCAACACGCCTTTTTCCAACAATCCGGATGCGTCTACCCGTGGCAAGCTACGCTGAACTATATCGCGGGCTCTCATGTCAAAGGAAGTGATGATGTCGAGTACATCGCGTTGCAACCTTCCGGGCCAGATGTATCGGGAACTAGAGCAAAAGACCCTGCACAGCAAGCAAACCGCGCGTACTGGGTTTCGCTTGCATCTTTTGTCTCCGGCGACTTTGTTCCAGATTCGCGGCGGGTCATCGCCGGAACGGGGCTCACTGGCGGCGGGCCGCTCTCCGCTGACGTGACTCTCGCGGCGAAGCTGACCGACAGCGTGAGCTCGACAGATTCGACGACGGCTGCATCGGCAACTGCTGTCAAGACTGCATACGATGCCGCACGGTCCAAATTGCCCCTGTCCGGCGGGACGGTGACCGGCAATCTTTCGATCAAGAATATGCTTGATACCATCGGGACTGCGCCAGCTACGGAGCAAGAACTTGGGCTGTACAATCTCGATAAAAATGGAAAGATCATGGGTGCCCATGATTTTGTGCATAATGTTAAGAATATTAAAGCCACCCAGATGTATGCGCGAAACAGCAGCGGGTTGATTTCTTCGCTTGGCGTTTACGTCTCAGAAGACGGAATGCGGTATACGTTGTCGTCACACAACTTGATTTTGACGAGTGATGTCGAGATTGGACGGTTATATGCTGACGGAGTGAGGTTCATAACTTTTTCGGGAACAAAAGGCAGCCCCGGCCTTACGATGCGTTACTCTCCGGATACCGGAGAACTCTATCTTGACGGTAGGGCGGTTCACGGAAAGGCAGATACTGCTGGGAACGCTGATACTGCAAACTATGCAAACAGCGCAGGGTCAGCTCTGATAGCCGCTCCAGCCGTGCAATGGGTCGTCAATACTTCGGGCCCAGCTATCACTGTACCCCAGGGAGGCACATATAATGTCGTGTGTATCTGCTTCAACAACAAGGGCGACAGAGGCGCTGCGAAGCACTACCCCAATATTGCCGGGGGCACAGTAATCCCGAACGCACCCACAGACTACATGGTCGCCGGGCTTTGTGCTCGTGTTGCATAAAAAGAGGTTAAAATGATTGATTTTTCGCAAATCATCCACCGCACTTTTGACGATTCCTACGTCATCATGAAAAACGGAAAGCCATATCACGTCTATCCCTATGCCGCCGAGTTCGCGGAAGAATGGGACGCCGTGTTCGCCTACGCCGAGGCGCATCCCGAATGCGTGACTGAGGAACAGCCGTATACGCCGCCCGTACCGACAACCGAAGAACTCGCGGTTCGCGTACGCGCCGAGCGCAACAAACGGCTTGCTCTCACAGATCATTTTGTCATGCCGGACTATCCGATCTCACAAGACAAGCTTGAAGAGATCAAGGTCTATCGGCAAGCGTTGCGCGATCTGCCCGAACAACTGGGCTTTCCGTGGGGCGGTCCGGATGATCCGGCCTGTCCGTGGCCCGTGGAACCATAGCCGTTGCAAAAATCGTAGGCATGGCTAGACTCTTTAGAAACAAGGAGGAAGGTCATGCCGCTACCTATGCCAGAGGAAGAGGAAAACTTGCGGTGCCCGCACGGTGAACGTGTTCAAGCCCTAATGCTGTGTTCACTCGACTGTGCCGTGTCGGGGGCTCATCCCGACAGGAAAGCGAAAGCTGATGGTCGGTTCATCATCACGCCGTGGTGGTGCCTGAACAAATGCAGGTGGCTGCCTGAGCACCGGGATGAGATCCGATTCGTGGCGAAAAAGCCGGATTGAAGACACAAAAAATCCCCCTCCCGGCGCGAACCGAGAGGGGGTTTTTCGCATTCACACAGCATACCGATGCTCGCTTTTTTGAGGCGTTGGGAAGACGCTTTTTGCCGTCTGCACCAAGCTGTTTGGTGCAGGATGTTCGTTACATATTAAAATAATTAGATAGTATCGCTTCCTTAAAAGAAGCAAGGACTTCGCTTTAACTAGCTATAATAACTTTATTCATATCTATTTTTCCGCACCAATCTGCACCAAATTGGTGCAGGTGGGGATAGCCTCTGCTGCGCGTCGCTGTGATGATGCCAGCGCATGAGTACAGAAGGCCCCTGTCGTCGTAATGTTTTTGTGTCCTAGTTGCGCGGCTACGGCGGCAATGTCTACGCCTTTTGCCAGCATTTCTGACGCTGCGATGTGACGAAGGGCATACATGGGCATAGACACCCCAACTTTTCTGCACGCGCTGGCCCATGCCTCTCTGTACATATCTATCGATACTGGTTTGTCTTTTCTGCTCCTGCAAACAAGCTTATAACCCTTCACTTTGTCAGATTGGAAACGCTCCCAAGCTTCCGCCATATATGCTTCTGGCGGAAATACTGTTTTGGTGGTATTTACTTTCGACATGTAGACGCATACGGTTCTAGCCTTCCAGTCGAATGCCGACCATTCGAGACGGAAAAGTTCGGATATGCCGGGACGCAGACATAGGGCAATGGCGGTTTGGGCTGCCCATTGAAGCCACGGCGGGAGCACAGGAAAGAGTTTGTGGAAGTCTTCCAGCGTTCCCGTCCGTGGCTTGTTTTTTGCGCCTGGGAGTTGCCGATATTTCCCCCAAGGATTCTCGTGGAGCAAATCCTGTTCGACGCACCAATTGATTGCGGCCTTGAGTTTTGAAACGTAGGAGTTGATGCTTGTCATAGTCAGGCCATCATTCCTGCACCTCTCGCGCACATTTTCGAGGTCACGACGTGTCAATGTGTCAACAAAACGGTCGGCAATAAACTCCGCTGGACCTTCCCGGTGATAGCCGTTTTGCCTGTCATGGCCACAGACCAAAAACTCGTACGTTGCTATGGTTTTTTCGGCGTACTCAGTGTTCTTTAAGTACACCAGCACCGCCTCCAACAGCGTCAGGCGCGTGTTTTCCACCTTATCATATTGGCAATCCGCATCGAACTGCCGGGCCTCTTCATCAGTACGGAAAGAGCGCTGTTTCCAGCGCCCTTCTTCATCTTTGAACTTGACGACAAATCTGCCGTCACCGCGCTTTGCTACGCTCATGAGAACCTCTCTTCAAGCCAGCAAAAAGCGCCTTCCCTGATTCTGGGGATAGCCTATCGCGGGAAGATTTTCTAGTCCCTTGGTTGAGTTCGAGCAGTTCGAGAAACCGTTGGTAGAGACGTTGGTCTTCAATCTCTAACTCCCTACGCCGCTGTACGATTGAGCGGATTTCCGAGATTGTCGTTTCCATATTTCTTGTCCTCCCTACGCGGCCCGCTCGTACACCCGCGTCCCGATCTCAGCGATCTGCGGGTCGACCTTTTCGAGCGCATTGCACAGCGTGGTCAGCGTTTTGAGCAGGTTGTGCCAGTGAAGGCCCCGGAAGTAGGCGGGGCAAGTGTTCCGGCAGTCCTCAAGGAAGGTCAGTCCGGCCCACATCCCGGCGGCCCATTGCGTCCAGCGGGTGGCGTCGCCGGCCGCAGCCTGAACATCCCCGACGTGCCCGGCAATGATATGGAGCCGGGCATCCAAATCCCGGCGGGCGCCTGCGGAGAGCCTGCGTTTCTGCGTGTCGTCCGCACATCGGTCGATCCAGCGGTCGACCTTCTCGACTTGTCTGCCGCGGGTGTGCTGGATGGCCTCGTTTGGGTACGGGATTACGGGGTTGAGGGGTCTTCGCATTTTCATTCTCCTACAACAAGGTTCCTTGCGTCTGAGCGCCGCCAAAGATGACGGCGAGTTCGTCGTCGACCTTCTTTTCAAGTTCCTTGGCGCGGGACAGGTCGGACTTGTCCCGCGTATCGAAGTAACGTTTCTGGGCCGCCCGCATGTCGCGGACAAGAATGGTGAAACGGGAAATTTTCTCAGGCATGTTCTCCTCCAGAAAAGGAAAAGCCCCTTTCGGGGCTACTTCGGTTCGTGCTTGTCGGCGGGGACGCATACGGCAACTACCGTATGATTTATCCCGTGTTGTGCCATTATCTGCTCGGCCTGTTCTGTACACTGGTATATACCCATCTGCGGATACTCTCGGGTGTACTCCGAGTGCGTCGCGGAATGCCCCCCGATTACGAGAGGGGAGACGATCACGGTCACGATGAGCGTTACTTCTGTTACTGCCACGGCTATTCCTTCGGTTCGCGGGGTTCGTTGATGGGGCCTGCCCATTGCCAGCCCTCTCTTGTTCTGTCGCATAATTCGGGGAACTTCGTAATCCCAAGGTGTGAAGATGTTTTATACCAATACCATCCCGGAACCTGAGGCGGGTTATCCGCCCACTCCAGCGCTCGGGGCAGGGCGTTCCATTGTTTGACAGCATATTCCACGTCGACCTTTGGAGCGCAAGGGCCGCACATCCCGCACGCGGGACAGAACCCGTAGGCTCTTGTATCTACTCTCAGGACCACATCGGAAGCCCCACACGCCGGGCACGGTAGCAACGTCAGTTCTTCGGACATGATTCCTCCAGTATTTTTCTGATTGTCATAAGTGAATCATCAACATAGAGAAGATCGTTGATAGCGCATTTGAGCAAGTCTTGATACCGTCGATGCTTTCCACATCGTTCCTTCATTTCTCTCAGATGTTCGACGATTGCCCCGATTTCCCATTGCCGTTGCTCAAGTTCCGCATCAAGTCCGTTCAGCGCGTGCTCGTTCATTTTCCTTCCTCTCCCTTTCTCGGCATCTTGTCCCATGCATCTTTTGCCCGCTTCTTCGTACTGCGCCACGGGCCACGACATCGGCAATCGAGCGCGGAGCACTCGACGGCGTACCGCCCCGGAGCGACTTTTTCGCATTGATTCATGGTACATCCGCACGCAGGACATGCTTTCACTATCAGCATTGCGGCCTCCCTTCCTCCACGGCCTCGCGTCTTTTGATTATCTCGTTAGCCTTTTTGATCCAGCACAGTTTTCTTGATACGATATCCTGACAACTGTGCAGTCCCCTGAGATTACATCCTTTACATCCGTCAGAGATGGCAAGCAACTCTGCCAATACCCATACCCTTGCGGCATTTCTTTCATGTTTGGAGTTCATCTTTTCTAGCAGCCTCGCGAGCGGCTTCCCGTACATCTTCAGGCAACGGCGGGTTCATCGCGCCGGAGTCGATATCTGGTAATAAATCAATATCGATATAGGCGTTTGCAAGCCAGAGACTGAGAAGATCCGCCTCCAGCTCCAGCCTTTCTTTCTCCGCCTCGACTTCTTCCAGCGCATCAAGTAGCCGGATGGTGAAGTCGGCATGGGCCGCATTGAAACAGGTAAAAGGCGATGACAGCCTTTCGCGCCACTGGTCACGTTCTGTTTTTGATATGCTCATTTGTATCGCTCCAAGGCACTGCGAACTGCGGAAAGTGCCATGTCAACGAGATTAAGCGCGTCCTGCTGTTTTTCGATACGGTCGCACAGCGCCATTACGGTGTCTGGGGTAATGGCCTCGTCCCACGCCTTACCGTCCGCGCCGTCTCTGTCGGCCTCTGCGATAGCCCGGATGCGGGCGAGTTCTTCGGTGGTGATCATTCTTTCGGCTCCGTGGCTTGGTATGCCTCTTGAAGTTTTTCTTCGGGCGTCCATATAATATCATCGCTCAGATAACCTGCGTCGCCGCTTGCTTCTTCGGAAAGGAACTTCACCATCTCCACCAGCCTCGGCACGGCGTTGCACGCGGCGACGATGTAAGCGGCGTCAAATGCGGTAATATCAGAGGAATCAGCTACTTTGATTACTTCGTCATCAGGATCTAATGGGCGTGTTGAGATCCGAGTGACGATTCCTTGACCACCTTTTCCTAAGAACGCTGCATTATATTGCCATGCTTCCCACGGCCCCGGCGTTGCCGCCTTCATCAGCCGTTCCAGTTCGTCAAGCCATTCCTGCGCGGTCATTCCGCTATGTCCTCCCACATTTGATCAGTAACAAGACAACACCATCCGTCAGGCGTGGGCCAGAATGGGCAACAGCCATTTTCCACTGGGCACGCACCACGGCGGCATCGTTCGGCAAGCTGTACTGGGGTGAAGTCTTTGTACTCTGGCAGTACGTCATCATTCCACCAATCAGCCGGGGTGACTTTTCGGCATCCCTTCATCATCTTGCAGTGCTCACCGCCTCCCGCTGGGCACCCGGACTGTCCCTCGCTGTGCGCGCATAGATAAGCGCGTATCAGAGCCCGTTTGGAATACTTTTCAAGATGTTCTATCTTCATCCTTCTTCTCCTGCGCGCTGTTCAACACTTCTTCCCAAGCTTGAGGAGTAACGTCTGAACACCACACCTCTTTCATGGGGCAATTTTCTGTTTCTTCGCCATATAGCGGGCATCGAGTATAAACCGATGCACTGATTTTGCACATATAGGCCTTCGCGATTGCCTCTTTCGAGCACTGCATGATAGATTCAAGCGTGGTTCCGTTCATTGGTCCATTTCCTCTTCAACGGCGATACGTGCAAGGTACAGATTACAAAAAGGAATGCCTGTACATTTATCTATATCATGCCCAGGTGGGCATACAGTCTCTCGGTAGCCGTCGGTATTGTACCAAGAGCAGCCATGAGGGCGAAGAAGCGTACCGATTCCCCCTCTACGGCCACCGCTTCCGGCGTGCTCTGCCAGCTTCGCTGCCACACGTGCAGCGAACTCGGCGACGTCGCGGTAGTCAGGCGGGATCACCATCGCCAAATCACGAATGGGGTATCCAGCCTTCCGGCAATCATCACGAAGTTGAAGGCTACATGTCTGCCTGCGCTTCTTGCACCGGAAGCACACGTCTTTCCGAAATTCCAGCTACCTCTTTTCCTTATCCGTCAGCATATATCACCCCGCGCGTTGTTCATGCAGCCGCGCCCCTGCACACCATCCAGACCACCCACACGAAGAAGGCGACCCACACCCACGTGAGCCGCCTTTCCCATTTCGTCATTCGTCCACCTTTTCATAGGTGGCATCAAAGATGTCAGGCTTGCACGGATACAGCTCACGTTTCACACCCCGGATGATGTAGTCACCGGGAGATGCAAGGAGCTGGCCTTCAAGCGTGAAGATGATTAGATCGCCATCCTCGTTCACCAGCAATTCTCGGCAGGAACCTCCATTCAGGGCTTCTACCTCAGCGAAGTTGTTGTTTCCATGCCCATCGCGCCACCATTGAACGGCCTCAATCACAACGGGCTTTTTGCGGTATTTTTGCATGTTTCCCCGCGTGCTTCGTATGCGCGGCCCACGGTTTGGGGTATGAAAAGCCCCGCCGGGGGAGGGCGGGGCGTGGGGTGCTACGCGATGACCTTCACGCCTTCGGGCAGGTTTTCAATCAGCCATGTGCGGATATTGGCGATGGCTTCCAGCTTCCACGCGCCGCCGTCGCATTCGATGAGTTTGCAGGCCAGCGGGCTGGACTGGAGCCGGAACACGACCTTGTGCGCGGGCTGCGCGACTTCCGCAAAGGTGCTGAACGGGAAGATAACCGCAGGGGACGGTACGGGCACTTCGGCCTTGCGTGCCGTGCCTTGGCGGATGGACACTTCCTGCGACACGCCGTCGTCCTGTACGCGGACTTCCGAGGTGTCCACGAGGTTGCCGCTGATCTTGATGAGCGCGTCGAGATCGTCCGAGGGGACAAAGCAGGACTGGAGATAAGGGACGAACTCGTCGGGCGAGGTCCAGCTTCCGAAACGGTGGACAGGAATGACGGCGTAAGCCTGCATGTACATGGTGCGTTGCTTCCAGCCTCCAAAGGGAACAGACATGATATTCACAGTCGTCACATCGTGGACGTGGACAAGAATCTTGCCGAGGTCCAACCCGTCTGGATTCTGGTTGAGGTAGTCCACCACGGCCTGCAAGGTGCACACCTTGAGCGTGTCCTGAGTGGCATCAAGGAGCCGCGTCCAATCCCCTTCCATATCAAGCTTGCAGAACCGCAACCCGTCTTCCGTGACATGAACGGGGAGAGTGGCCTTGGCCTTGCCGTCAAGGGATTCGAGTTCCCGGCCTACGCCGATGAGGTGCCTGTCAGCTTCAATGCGGTTGATTTCCATGTGATTTTTTCCTTTGGTTACTGGTTGATGGGATGTTCCTCAGCCTTCTTGAACGGGGTTACGTTCACGGTCACGCTGCCGTTCCCCCTGAGTTCAGAGGGCATGGTGCCGTCAAAGCGGTACTGGTCGGGGCGGTTGTCGGTGAAGGACTCGAACAGCATGGGCGCGCCGTCGAGCTTGTCGAGCACGACCGGGATGGTCTGCGGCTCCTGCGGCTGGAGGTTGGTCGTCACGACCGCCTTGGATGCGATCAGCGTCCGGCTCTCGTCGGGCTTGAATGTGATCTTGAGGGTGACGGTGCGGGGCTTGTCCGGCGGCGTGTTCACGTCCGCGATGTTGTCCGCGACCTTGGCAAGCGCGATGTTGACGGCTTCGACCACGCCGCCGTTGTTCATGGTTCGCATGTCGAGAGGGCTGCTCATGGCTCTTTCTCCTTATGGTAAAAGAAAGGCCCGGTGGTGAGCCGGGCCGGGGTGGTTATTCAGCCCACGCCGGACATCCGGCGCGCTGTTCGCAGTCGGAGCACGTCCAGTCGCTGACCTGCGTTTCGGTTTTCGGACAGGTGATCATGTTGGCGGCGGGGGCGGGTTGCGCTTCCGGCTGCGCGGGTACTTCCGGGGCGTCCTGTTGCGCTCCGTTCCGCATGGCTTCGGCGGCAAGTTGCTTGGCCTTTTCACACTGCGCAGTGGTCCAGTTGCGGGCATAGGCGTTCACCAGTTTTTCGACGTCCTCAAGAGGGTTGCCCGTGGCCAGCCATGCGTCCGCGGCTTCTTTGCGTCGGGCTTCCATTTCTGCGTTGGTGGGGCGGCTACGCTTGGACGGGGTATCCTTATCCTGCGCTTCTTCCTTCATTTCCTGCACGGATACGCGATATGTCCCGTCTTCGGCGGGTTCGAGATCATACGTGTCCTGCACTTCTTCGGCGGTCTTCAAGCCCATGGCGATCTCCGGGGCATAGGCCCGGACGAACCACGACGCCGCCCGGTAACGGAGCATCAGTTCCGGCATGGACTGCCACTTGCTCCCGTTTTTGCCGTACCATCCTTCCTTTTTTGCCAGTCCGATAGTGATGAGCGGTCCAGCCAGCTTTTCCCCTGTGGCGAGTTCGGTAGCCACGGCGCGGCATCCCCATTCATCCTTGCCTTCCTCGCCCTGAAATTCGTAGCGGATGGACGTAAACCGCCCGCATTGATTGAGGGTGGCGATCAGGAATTGTGCGGACCATGCGGGGCGTCCATGCACGATATAGAGGTTCTGGCAGACCATGAGCGGGTTGGCCCCCATGCGCAGGGCCATGTCCACAGCGATCACGCAGTTGGGGAGGTTCCCTTGGAACTGCTGCGGCACGATGTTGGAGGCCGCAAACAGTTTGGCCGTGCGCTGGATGAGGTCGAAACCGCCCACAGTATCGAAGCCCGCCTTGATGGAAGGGTCGAGGGGCGGCACGGGCTTCTTCAATTCGGAAAGCGTGGTTGTCTGTGGCTGTTGGCTCATGGGTTATCGTCTCCATTTGCAGGTGTTGAAGATGGGGCAGTATTTTTCCCCGCACCCGTTGGAGCGGGGATTGCCGTAAAAGTTGCCGCTATGAATGAGGGTTGCGGCCATTTCGAGAAGACCGGGAAATTCTTCGTCGCCGATGAGGAGGTCCCGCCCGCCGGAGATTGTCCCTGTGGCCACGCGCTGGCCTCTTTCCGTCTTGGCGACTTGCAGCCCGATGATCTGGGCCGGGGCTTCGATGCAAATGTCCGTGCTGTGCTCGGCCAGCAGTTCGTAGACGGCGAGTTGGGCGGCATGTCCTTGGGTCTTGCAGGCTCCGTCCGCGCCGACGGCGGATTTCCCGGTTTTGATGTCGGCAATTCCATAGCCGTCCTCCGTCCGCCTCACGCGGTCCACGGTTCCCGTCAGAGCGATGCCAAGATCCGCGATGTCCAGCCGTTCGCAGGTGGCCTCGACCGCCGCATAGGTTTGTCGGGGCGCGATGGTGGAGCAGTACAGGCGGTGCAGGGAGAGGGCGATACGCTCGGCTTCGGTGGGCTGGAGGTCGTCCCATACCACTTCTTCATCCGGCTTGTGGATGGCGTCTACAGCCGCGCCCGCCGCTTCGTCCGGGGTGATGCCCGTTCCGTTCATGCGCGAAGTATCGAACAGCGCCGTGCTGGTGTGGACGGCGGTTCCAAGCCGTGCGGAACCGCTGGAAGGCGTCCGCAGTCCGCGGATGTTTTGAGCTTCCCATCGGGCCGGGCATTCGAACAGTCCGGCGAGGCTGGAAGCGCGGATCAAAATCGGTTCCTTGATATTCATCGTTCCACCTCCACGCTCAGGGGTGTCATGTTGTTGAAGAGTTCTTGGTCTTCCCATTCGAAATAGCCCACGAGCAGGAAGCAGAGGACGATTAGGGCGACGCGCCACGCGACGGGGTATTGCTCTATCCACTTCATGCCGCGTCCCTCTTACGTTCGGTTTCGGAAACCATGTCGAGTCTGGCGGATACGGCGTCAATGGCGACGTCGAGGATATCGCGGACGGTAGCGGGGTCGAATGTGACGATGTAGTCGCGGACGCTTCCGTGGGTACAGTGGGCGAGTTCGTTGCCATCGATGTCGTTCACGAATCCGAGGCCCTGCGGCTCAAAGACTGGAGTAATGCGGCAGGCTGCGGTGCGGAGATGCACCAGCCGGGAAAGCTCTGAATCCAGTTCCTGAGCGGCCATCCTGTTCAAGTCCTTCATGGTTCCTCTCTCCTACGTTGAAGTCTGGATCGGTGTCCCAATCCCGTTTCCTGCCCCGGATTCCGGGGCAAGTGCGGGGCTAGGCGCTTTACCAAGCGTGGTGGAGTGTTGCGGGGAAGTCGATGCCGGGGAGAACGCCGAAGTCTTCGCGTCCTGGCAAAACTGCGGGAATCTCGGAAATTCTCATGAGTATGGTCGATGGCATACCATCACTGGCTACAGCCTCCGCGAAGTCTACCGCCTTTGCCTTCGTCTCGAACTCCTCAACCAATGGGCCGCTTTCCGAATGCGAAATTACGATGAACTGCATCATGGCTATTCTCCTCTGTTTTGAAATTCGTTCCGGAGTCCCAGAACCAATGAAAAAGCCCGGCGCGTGTCCGGGCTTCGATGATTCAAGGCATGAAAAAAGGCGGACTTTTTGGGGTCCGCCTTAAGATTCTTTTGGGGATTGGGATGGAGTTGGAAGCTTTGTCTTACGCTCTTTCCCGATATTTTTAAGGAAAGAACCAACGATCCCAACGATTGACGTTCCGGCAAGCAAGCTCCCGGCTATTTGAGATCCGTGTAGAGCAAGGAAAACACCAGCTCCTAAAAAGGCAGCACACGCAAAGAAGGCAAGCCATAAAGCATACATATTTTCCGTATGCTCAAATTCCATAGCCTTCATCAGTCTAGTATGGCGTTCTTCGCTTTCTCTGATGTGGTTATTTTGTTCTCTTTCTGCAATTTTAAAAACAATATCCACCGATTCAGGATGTATCTTTTTGAGTTCCGCTAAAATTTCTGGTGGTGGAATTGGCCCGGCGTACATTACCTGTTGCGCTGTTTTATGCTCAACAAGACGGGTTGATGTTGTGTGCCCCTGTACAGCGCGTGTGTTTAACGCTGGTTTATTTTGTGTTTTTTTTGGGACTTTTTGAGGCCATATGTCATGTACCCCCATGCTTTTTGGAAATACCCGGCAATGGCTTCCGATTCATTTTTTTTTGTAAATTCAGAAGCGGCCTCGCGAGCGCTGGCCGAACGGGGAGATATTGTGAACATCGCCCCTAACGCAGCAAAAAACGCTACCCAGAAGCTGATTGTGGTTTTCATAGACCCTCCTGCTCGAAGTCTATACACGAATTTGCTAATTGGCAAATAGAAATCCCCCGCAACGCATGGTTCGGCGCAACGCGCATTGTCGCTGCGCCTTTCATGCGTGGCGGTGAATTGTCGAAAGTCAACTGACCGCCCGGATGTAGAAATTCGTATTTCATCACGTTTCACGGCCCGATCCTTGTGTCGTAACCGTGGGCCCTGTTGGTCGGCTCGGCCCCCGTTGCTTCGGTGCGCTTTGCGCTTCGGCCTTCTTTTCAGCCGTTTTTCCGTCCCGCCGTCCCTACGCGGCCTGTCTCCACATCACCCCATTTCCTGCCGTCGCGTGCTTCCAGCTCCCAAAGGCTTGCGCTTGCCGAGCTCGTACTTGTTGGGGCTTCCTCCGTCCGGTTCCAGCTTTCGGCGGGCCGTTGCCGCGCCGGGTTCGCCTTCCCCGTTCGTTGTGAAACCATAATAACAAACTCGCTAATAGTGAGTCAATGTAAATTTACGTATTCAATAATAACAAGGTAAAACAATAACCGCCGACACCATGAAGGCATCGGCGGTCACGCCCGGCAGAGCACAAAAAAGCCCCTCACGAGGAGGGGCAACGGGAGATTCCGTTAAGGTACTAATGGATTAATATTCATATTAGATAGTTCAGTGCTATGATTATGTGTAAAATCAACTTGTTGAATAGGATTTGTCTTGATACCCATATTTTTTAGAATTAGCAACATTTTATGATGATGTTTCAATGCTGGATTATTTTCTGTATCTTTAAGCAATAATGATATTTTATAATGCTTCTTGTCTATTTTCATTAGAGCAAACTCCCATTAGTCATTTCTCTAGTGTGTAAAAATAATTGATAATTATATTTTGATGAAAAGTCAATGGCAAGTCTATTATATTCTTTTATTGAATTATATAAT